CATCTCATTAAGAAAGAGTGTTTCATTTTCTTGTTTTTCAACATTTTGAATCTCTTCCGTAATGAGTTTGATTTTATTTTCAATATGTTTCATTCGGCTTGTTATTTCTTATAAATATCTCAACAAATAGATTATCTTCGGGTGTTGATTTTATTCATAAGTTCTTCAATGAAGTCACCACTCTCACCAATGTTGTCTCCCATAACTGTTCCGATGTTTTGTTTCTTCATATTAACCATATCATAAATGATTCCCTCTATGGTATTATCAAAGATTGGGTAATAAACTGATACCGAATTTTTTTGACCATATCTATATGCTCTATCTTCAGCTTGAGATAAATCTCCCGGAACAAATGATAGGTCATTCATAATAACTGCTTCAGCTGCGGTCAATGTGATTCCAACACCGGCAGCTTTCACGTTTCCAATAAACACTTTAATTTTTTCGTTTTCTTGGAATTGGTCAACAGCGTATTGTCGTTGAGGTTTTGCTGTTGAACCATCTAATTTAACCGCCGATTTACCAAAGTGCTCTGAGATTTTATTTAGAGTGTCGGTAAAGTTAGTAAAAATAATAACTTTCTTACCTTGTTCTATAATATTTTCAGCAAGTTCAATTGTGTCTTTAATTTTTTCTTCGGCAATTACTTGACGAACTTTCATTAGTTTACTGAACTGAACCGTTAATGATGTGCTTTCATCCGGATTCTTATCATACCAATCATAATACTCACCCATTAACCCTTCGTACATTTTAGATTTTAATCTCAAATAAATTGGGGTAATGATTTTTTCAGGTAAATCTAACACATCCGTTTTTAATCTTCTTAAAACTTGTCTTGAAGTTCGGTCTCTTAATTCTTCCAAATTTGATGCTCCGGTGACGTTCCATATTTTACGAGTTCCTGCGGTGAATTGATAACCTTGACAATATCTAATAGCATAAGCCATCCAATTCTGTGCAACAGGACTTTCAATTAACGACAATAGATTAAAGTAGTTCATCGGTCTATTGGTCATAGGTGTTCCGGTTAATAACCAAAGTTTATCAACTTTTTTACAAAAACTATTAACCAATTTAGTTCTTGCCGCCTGACCATTACTCACATAATGTGCCTCATCTAAAATAATAAGGTCAAAGTTTCCTTGAGTGATTAATGAATTTTCTTTGTCTTTTAAATCGTAAAAGTTTTTAAGAATATCGTAATTAACAATTACAAAGTCGTGTTCTGTTGAAAAGTTTTTACCTTCAGCAATATAAACACTTCTATCTGTGTAGTTTGCGATTTCTCTTTGCCAATTAATCTTCAGAGATGCTGGACAAACAATTAATATTTTTTTAGCACCACTCTCTAACGCAGCGATAACGGTAATCGTTGTTTTACCAAGACCCATATCATCAGCTAATATAAATCGTTTTGAACCTACTAATTTTTCAATGGCTATTGGTTGGTGTTCTAAAGGAGGTCTATGACTATATTTTGTATAATCTATTTTAACATCTTTAATTGTATGTGTTTTAATTAAAGCACCTTTTGGTAGCCAAAAATCATGGATAGTGTCATTCTCCAATACTTTCCCCCAAACATGATATGATTTGTCTTTCTCAACTAATAGCTTTTCAACCCATATTTGTTCCGGAATCGTGGTTAGTAATTTTTCATCGGCAATCTTTTTAGCAAAGTAAGGGTCTAAATCAACCCATCTTTTGGCTACCTTTGGTGTTACTCCGTAATAATTAATTATATAATCAGATTGTGCTCGAGTAGGGTAAAATCTTTTATTGGTGTCCTTTTGTAGTTTTAATTTAAGGATATAGTTATTTGCCCCCTCGTAAGTGTCAAGAAGAGATATTGCTCGTTGTTCTACTGTTAAATTAGAATTTTCAGATGTATTGTTTTCCAATTTTATTCTTTTAGTAGAAATATAACATATTTTATAATATTTATCAAGATATGGGAATGAAACAAGAGACATTAGAAAAATTAATAGATAAAATGATAAAACACGTTAAACCTAATGGTGTGTCTGAACTTATTTATACATTAAAACCTACTGACGATACTAATGAAGAATATTATATGAAGGTAACATATATTGTCCCTGATGATAGTAAATATCTTTATAAAGTGTCATATCAGGGTCGTGAAATTCCTATAGATTACAGAAGTAAATGGAATTATGAAATACAAAAGACCATAAAAGATTATTTTGGTATCAATGTTATAATCAATAATTCAGGTACTCGCTCGGAATCAGAATACAAAAGACAAAAAAAATATGAGTAGAAATTTAGTACCAATTACCAGAATAGGTAAGTTCTTCGGAGCGGAGGATTACGATTTAGACATCTCTATGGGGGAAGAATGGTTATATGGTGATATGAACTTTACATTAGTTCTATATAAAGTAGATAGATTAAAAACCAAAACAGACGATGTTTATGGTGAGGTAATGACTGACGGTATAAAATATTTACCACCAATTGAGTTTAAAGCTTATGTTCAAATACTTCCACCTGAAAACAAATACTTGGGTAATTCTAAAATTGTACAATCAGAACCTGGTAATATGAAATTTGCAATTTACGCAGCTCAACTTAACGATTTAGGAATTCAAATTAATTATGGGGATTATATTGGTTATTATGAAACAGAAACAAAAGTTAGATATTACGTTGTTAGCGATGACGGAAGAATTAATTCAGATAATAAACATACATATGCCGGTTATAAACCATTTTATAAATCATATGTAGCAACTCCGGTAACGGAAAATGAATTTAGAGGATTATAATGAAAGTAAAAATAACAAAAAATAAACTATTCAATTCAATATACAATTATATTGATAAAACATTTAATTCAAGTAAAATGGATTGGGTTTATGGTATGGATGAAGATGAAGATGGATATCCTGATGTTGATAGAGAAAACGAATACTTTTTAATGTTCTTTGAAGGTGATTATCAAGGTATTTATGATACTGATATTATTTTTTATTATTTTGATGTTGATTATTATAATACTGAACCATCACATAAACCTTTTAGAGATAAAGCACCAATTTTAGAAGTTATTGGTAAGCACGCGGAACATTTAGATGACATGTTTGAAGGACATTGGGAAGAACCTATGAAAAAATGGTTTGAAGATAATTTTAATTTACCTGTTAAATCAGTATCCACATATTACGATTATGAAAATTATAATTAACGAAAGACAGTATAGAAGATTATTAGAAATTGTTACAAATGATAAAGTTATTTGTGATGAGTGTGGTTGGTCTTGGGCTTTAGCCGATGGTGGAAACGACCCTTATATCTGTCACAAGTGTGGTCACGATAATGAGGAGAAAAAAAATATTGGTGATAAAGTTATGGTTTATTATAACTTACACAAACACACCTTTTCAGTAACCTATAATGGAAGAGTTATTACTCATGCCGATTATGTTAAATTATCAGATGTTGAATTCAGAGTTAGACAAGGGGGTAGAGAAAAAGTATTAAAAGATAAAAGAAAGAATGTTCATTCATTTGTAATTGGAACTTTAATGGATTATTGTAAATTTCCTTGTGAGAATTTACCAAGTGAACCAAATAGTAATATAGTAACCTATAACCCTTACAAATATAACTCTTATGTTGTAAAAGATACCGAAGAACCAATATATAGTGCCGGTGAAGTTGAAATGATAAATTTAAGAGACAAAATATTTATAACAAAATAATAACATGCCATTACCAAATAAAATAAAGAAAACAATTCCGTTAACATTTCCAAAAACTCTTTACCCAAGAAGAGAACAACTATTGGAAAAAATTAATAAAGACGGAACTTATTTACCAAAATCAATTTTACACGCCGATTTGGATGGGGGTATGTTAAATTTTGTTCAAAATGAATTAGAAACAATTGTGGAAGGTAAAGTTATCCCAATGGTTGATATCATTATTACTTCACAAAACTGGTCACAATTTACAGAAACTTGGAATTTTCAAGATTTGGACTCAAACGTTTCCCCTCCGTTTATTACAGTTGTAAGAAACCCGGAAGTTAAATTCGGAACAAATCCTGCGTTACTATATAACATACCAAACAGAAAACAATATTTTTATGCTCAAGTTCCAACTTGGGATGGAAATAGAAACGGTATGGATATATACAAAATACCTCAACCTGTTCCTGTTGATATTACATATAGTGTTAAAATAATTTGTAATAGAATGAGAGAATTAAATGCTTTCAATAAAAATATTCTTGAAATGTTCGCATCTCGTCAAGCCTACACAACTATCAAAGGTCATTATATTCCAATCATTATGAATAATATTACTGATGAGTCAGTTATGAATATTGATAAAAGAAAATATTATATTCAAAGTTATGATTTTACAATGTTAGGTTTCTTAATTGATGAAAATGAATTTGAGGTTGCTCCCGCAGTTTCAAGAGTTTTAACGGTTGTTGAATTTGAAAAAGAATCGTTCACTCGTGGACGAAGAAAAAATATTACTGACGAATCTACTGTTAGTAATTTTTTATTTGTTGCAGGGAACAATATTTTATCACAAATTTTTGATTACACAGTTGATTTAAATTTAGGTGAAACAACTAATATTGATTCATTTGACGTGTATCTAAATAATCAATATTATGGTACTGATTTATTTCAAATTCAGATAAACACAAATGATGTTTTAAAAATCATAGTGGTTAAAAATGATGACTCAAAAGAAGGTATTATTGAGTTAAATAATGAAATAGTTTAGTTTTCACCATAAATATCCTTCTTTTCCTTACATTGGTCTATAATCATTCTTTCTAAAAAACGATACATTTTTATTCCCCTCTTTTCACAATAGGTCTTTAGGATACTATGAACCTCGATTGATATCTTTAGGTTCTTAATTTTTTTTTCGTTATCTGCCATGGTAGAATAAAGGCAGAATTTATTCTACCTAATTTATAAATACTTCTTAAGAAGTAAAGTATTTTGGTTTTTTTGATAATATTTATCAATAAAAATAAATTTACAAATTAAAAAGACAAACTAATGGCATCAAATCAAAAAGTATTCGTATCTCCCGGAGTATATACTTCTGAAGTTGATTTAAGTTTCGTAGCACAAAGTGTGGGAGTTACCACGTTGGGTATTGTGGGTGAGACCTTAAAAGGTCCTGCTTTCGAACCTATTTTTATACGAAATTTTGATGAATTCACAAATTTCTTCGGTGGAACTTCTCCAGAAAAATTTATAAATACACAAATTCCAAAGTACGAAGCGGCTTATATTGCTAAATCATACTTACAACAATCTAACCAATTATTCGTAACGAGAGTTTTAGGATTATCCGGTTATGATGCAGGACCATCTTGGTCTATAACAACAAAAGCGAATGTTAACCCGACAACGGTTGATTTCTTTTGTGAAAGTGCTACAACTGAGAATTGTATAACTGAGTGTATTGACTTTAAAACAATTAATTATTCTATTGAATTCTCGGCGTGTACTAACAGTATTGATAGTATAGTGTTTACAAACACATCTAATTTAGCACCTGAGATTTCTTCAATATTAAACGAACCTTACGAACAATTCGATGGTAGTATAAGTACGTTGTATACTGATTTCTCTAGACAAATTTTTGACGTAGTTTCAACACCGGCAAAAGAGGATACTTCAATTTATTACTACGGAGCAATACCAACAAGTGTTTATTCAGGATTAAGTGAGGTGTATACAGGTGAAACAAATGTTTACGAAGTTGATAATGTAAGTGCTAATTTATGTAATTACTCAGCACCACAAAATGACCCTTGGTATTACTCATTATTTGATAATGTTGGTAATGCCGCTTACACAGGATTTTCATTTTGGTCAGTTGTGACAGGATTAACATTGACACCTATTATTACAACTACAACGTCTACGTCAACAACAACTACTACAACTGACCCATGTACAACTACAACATCAACATCAACCACTTCAACAACAACGGCTAGACCTACACATTGTTATACAGGTACATTGATAGGTGTTATTTATGTCTATTCGGGAACCGCATATACTGATTATGATGATTTAGTAATTGCTACATTACGTTCAAGAGGTCTTTCAACATATGGTTTAGATGATGGTCCGGTTTATGAAGTATCAGGTTTAACTGATGTTAGTTTAGATTGTACAGGAACATATTCAGGTGTAACTAAAAACCCATTTTCAACTTTTGGTGTTAACATCACAAGTAAAGATGGTGACCAATATTTCTTTGAAACATCCTTCTCAAACTCTGACCCTAAATATATAAGTAAAGTATTTGGAGCGTCTAACTTCTCTAAACCAAGAACAGTAGTTCCATTATTTGTTGAAGAAAGATTCCAAGCTTTATTAACAAATGCTTGGAGAATGGGTTATATTAGAGGTTTAAATTGTGAATTAACCGCTTTACCTGACGCACGTCAAGCAATTGACCCAACATCAATAGCATTTTATTTAGAGAAATATCAATCTCCGGTATCACCTTGGGTTGTTTCTGAATTAAGAGGTAATAAAGTTTATAACTTATTTAAATTTACAACTATTGCTGATGGTGATTCTGCTAACGTTGATATTAAAATATCGTTAGCTAATATGTCATTTAACAACGGTACTTTTGATGTATTGATTAGAGATTTCTTTGATACTGATTCTGCTCCGGTGGTTCTTGAAAAATATACTAACTGTACAATGAACCCTCAAGATAATTCATTCGTAGGTAAGAAAATTGGTAGTTTAGATGGTGAATATCCATTATTATCAAGTTATGTTATGGTTGAGATGAATGAGGATGCTCCGATAGACGCACTTCCTTGTGGATTCTTGGGTTATGATTATAGAGAATATGCTGGTGTTAGACCACCATTCCCATTAATTAAAGCTAAATACTATTATCCTGGTGAGGTAGTTTATAATCCACCATTTGGTTTAGCATCAGGTGCGGACGATACTACTACAAGTGCGGGTGATAATGTAAGAAGAACTTATTTAGGTATCTCTGATACTGAAGGTATTGATGTTGACTTCTTCCAATATAAAGGTAATCAACTTCCTTTAGATATATGTAACGATACTGAAGGTAATCCTTGGAACTTTAGAACTAGAGGATTCCACATGGATGAAAATGCAACAGGTATTACAATACCTAATGTATTTGTAACTAGTGGTACACCGGCGTTCTTCTGTGGTGACGCACCATTTACATCAGACCCTGATAACCCTGAAAATCCTTACTATAGAATTTTTGCACGTAAATTTACTTTACTTGTTAAAGGAGGTTTTGATGGATGGGATATCTACAGAGAATTTAGAACAAATACTGATAGATTTGTATTAGGTAGAGCAGGTTATTTAAGAGGAGCTTGTCCAACACCAAGATACCCTACCGCAACAGGTTGGGGGGCATTCAAACAAATTAGTGTAGCGGGTAATACTCAAGATTTTGCGAACACCGATTATTACGCTTATTTATTAGGTCAAGAAACATTTGCAAATCCTGAAGCAGTAAACATTAACGTGTTTGTTACACCGGGTATTGATTATGTTAATAACTCTAATTTAGTTGAAAACGCAATCGATATGATTGAATTTAGTAGAGCAGATTCATTGTACGTTTGTACAACACCTGACTACAATATGTATGTTCCTTCAACAGGTAATCAATTTGACTTTATTTACCCACAAGAGGCTGTAGATAATTTAGCAAATTCAGGTATTGATTCTAACTACACGGCGACTTACTACCCTTGGGTATTAATGAGAGATACAGTTAACAATACACAAATTTACTTACCAGCAACTGCTGAGGTAACGAGAAACTTAGCGTTAACAGACAACATCGCTTATCCTTGGTTCGCAGCTGCGGGTTACACGAGAGGTATTGTAAATGCTGTTAAAGCGAGAATTAAACTGACTCAAGAAAATAGAGATACTCTATATCAAGGTCGTTTAAATCCAATTGCTACCTTCTCTGATGTTGGAACAGTTATTTGGGGTAACAAAACTCTTCAAATTAGACAATCGGCACTTGATAGAATCAACGTAAGAAGATTATTACTTCAAGCTCGTAAATTAATATCTGCTGTTTCTGTTAGATTATTATTCGAACAAAACGATGCTAAAGTAAGACAAGATTTCTTGGATTCTGTTAACCCAATATTAGATTCGATTAGAAGAGATAGAGGTCTTTACGATTTCCGTGTAACTGTTTCGTCTGACGCAGCTGATATAGACAGAAATCAAATGACAGGTAAGATTTACATCAAACCAACCAAATCGTTAGAATTTATAGACATTACGTTCTATATCACTCCAACAGGTGCATCTTTCGAGAATATATAATAAATAAAATTATGACCCATTGTAATAGTGGGTCATAATTAAGCCAAATAACAATTATGTTTAATAAAAAAATTTTAAAAGAAGGTATTGACGACGCAGGAGCTCCTGATGAAAAATACTACGCATTTGATTGGGATGATAACATTGTTACAATGCCAACTAAAATTATTTTAAAAGATGATGAAGGTCGTGAAGTAGGTATGTCTACTGAAGATTTTGCGGATTATAGAACGGAGATTGGTAATCAACCATTCGAGTATAATGACCATACTATTGTTGGTTTTGCGGATGAACCTTTCAGATATTTCCGGGATAAAGGTGATAAACAATTTATTGTTGACGCTATGTTAGCAAAACCAGGTCCTGCTTGGCCTGATTTCGTTGAAGCAATTAATAATGGGTCAATTTTTTCGATTGTTACCGCAAGAGGTCACAACCCTAACGTACTTAAACAAGGTGTTTACAATTATATTGTTTCAAACACAAACGGTATAAATTCTAATGAACTAATTAAGAATTTAGAAAAATATCGTGATTTGGCGGATGAAGAAGAAATATCTAAATCAGAAATGATAAAAGAATATTTAGATATGTGTCGTTTTTATCCGGTGTCTTTTGGTGAGGGTTCAGCAACAAATCCGGAAGAAGGTAAAATTAAAGCTTTAAAAGAATTTGTTCAATATGTTAAAGATGTTTCAAAAAGAATTCAGAAAAAAGCTTTCTTAAAAAACAAAATTAGTAATTATTTTGTACCTAAAGTAGGATTTTCAGATGATGATGTAAGAAATGTGGATGTAGTTAAAAAACATTTTGAGCAAGACCCAGAAAATATTATTAAAACTTATTCAACAGCAGGAGGAATAAAAAAAGAATATTAAATAGTTATAATAAATAAGAACTAGAAAAACTAGTAAATTAAAACTAGTATTAAATAAACTAGACTGGAAGAGAATGATAATAAATTAAATTCTAAAAGTCAACTAAAATATTTTTTAAATAGTGATATTTATTAAATAAAGATAAAATAAATAAAATTAAAAACAAATTGAAATGGCTGATTTATTAATGAAAATGCCCATACCTTACGAACCTAAAAGACAAAATAGGTTTATATTACGTTTTCCTTCAACATTAGGGATTAATGAATGGTTCGTAGAATCGGCAGCAAGACCAAAAATAACAATTAATCCTGTTGCGATTCCATTTTTAAACACTGAAACATATGTTGCCGGTCGTTTTACTTGGGGTACAATAAATGTTAAATTCCGTGACCCAATTGGACCTTCTGCGTCTCAGGCACTTATGGAATGGGTACGTTTATGTGCAGAATCAGTTACCGGACGTATGGGGTATGCTGCGGGTTATAAAAAGAATGTTGACCTTGAGATGTTAGACCCAACGGGTGTAGTTGTTGAGAAATGGATATTAGAAGGAACTTTCTTATCTGATGTTAACTTTGATTCGTTGGCGTATAGTACAGACGCTTTAGCGACAATATCAGCGGTATTACGTATGGATAGATGTATATTAGTTTACTAAAAAATACTTTATATTTAAAATTAAGAATCCACATATCAAAAATATGTGGATTTTTTATTAACTATTGATAAAAAAACATATACGATTATATTTTATAATAAAAACAAATTTATATGGACGAAAGTTTAATTAATGCAGCAACAGAAAATTTCACATTACCACATGACGTGGTATCATTACCGAGTGGTGGAATTTTTTATAAATCTAAGAAAAAATCGGTTAAAGTAGGTTATTTAACGGCATCTGATGAAAATTATTTGATTGGTGCAATGGCTGGTAAAGAAAATATTGTATTTACTTTATTAAGAAATAAATTATATGAACATGATTTACGTCCTGAAGAATTAATGGATGGTGATGTTGAAGCAATTTTAATCTTTTTAAGAAATACTTCTTTTGGTCCGGAATATACAATTAATTTAATTGACCCAAGTACTAGTAAAACTTTTTCACACACTGTTGTCTTGGATGAATTAAATATTAAACAATGTAAACATCAACCTGATGAAAATGGTTTTTTTACTACAACATTACCTAAAACAGGTGTAACAATTAAATTAAGACCTACCACTTTTCATGACACTATTGAGTTGGATAAAATGGTTGAACAATATCCCGTGGGAAGACAAGCGCCAAGAATAACTTGGAAATTACAAAAACAAATTGTTGAGATTGATGGTGATAACGATAGAGGTAAAATAGCGATGTTTGTTGATACTTTACCTATTATGGACTCTAAATACATAAGAACTTTTTTAAGAGAAAATGAACCGTCATTAGACCTTAAAAGAACTGCAACCGCCCCATCAGGAGAATTGGTATCTTACGAGATAACCTTTGGGGTTGAGTTTTTTCGGCCTTTCTTTTAACTATCGACAACTACTAATTGAGGAATATTATTTGATGGCTAAATTTATAAGAACATCATATAGTGACTTCAACGAGATGCCTACTTATGTTAGGAAATTTTTAATAAACAGAATTCTAGAAGATAATACACCAAAGACCTAAATTAAAATATGTCTTTGGTGTATTTATTTATAAAACAAATTTAATATGCAAGATGCAAGTAGTTTAGACGCTAGTGGTCAAAAAGGTAAAGATATTCTTGATTCGTTCGGTAAAGCTTTATTAAGTAATTTTCAAACCGAAGCAGTTGGTAAAGTCGTTGCCGAACTTGATAAAGGGGCTAGTACCCTTTTAAAACAATTTGGTGTTGGTCAAGAAATGGCTCAAACATTAAGAGCCACTATGGCTGATGCGGTTACTGGTGTTAGAACTTTAGGTGGGGATATTGATGCGGTTATTAAAACACAAATGGAGGCTTCAAAAGCTTTACAACGAAACGTAATATTATCTGCGGAAGTAAATAAAGACCTTTATGCAACAGTGAAAGTAACAGGTCAAGAAGTTGGTACGTTAGTATCAGGATTTAAAGATGTTGGAATTGGTGCGGGACGAGTTGCGGGTGAAATGAAAAAAGTTGTTGATATTGCTACTCAGTCAGGTGTAAACGCCGCAGATGTTTCGGCAAAAGTTTTACAAAATATGGATGCCCTAAACAAATATAATTTTGAAGGAGGAGTATCCGGTTTGGCTAAAATGGCTGCTCAAGCGAGTTTATTAAGAATTGATATGAGTCAAACATTGGCGTTTGCGGAAAAAGTATTTGACCCGGAAGGGGCTATTGAAATGGCTGCGGCAATGCAAAGATTAGGTGTTTCTCAAAGTAGTTTACTTGACCCACTTAAAATGATGGATTTAGCTCAAAATGACCCGGCTGAATTACAAAACCAAATTGCTCAAATGAGTAAACAATTTGTTCAATTAGGTAAAGACGGTAATTTTGAAATTATGCCGGGGGCGAAACGTCAAATGAGAGAAATATCCAAAGCGATGGGTATACCTTATGAACAATTGACTAAAATGGCGTTAGGTAGTGCTGAATTAGAGGATAAAATGAGTAAAATTCGTTTTCCTGATTTACCGGGCTTAGATGAAGATAAGCAAAAAATGATAGCCAATATGGCTGAAATGGGTGCTGGAGGTAAATATGAAGTTCAAGTCAAAGATGAACAAACAGGTGAAACTATTACCAAAGCCCTTGACCAATTAAATGAAAAAGATGTTGCAAATCTTGAAAAAATGGCTAATACCGCTCCAAAAACAATGGAGGAATTAGCTGTTAGTCAATTAAGTGTTACAGAAAAAATGGCTGCGGATATTAAATCATTGGCAGACCAAACAGGTTTAGGGGCTGCAAGAACTAAAGCGATGGGTACTGGTATAAATTTTCTTAGAGATACTTCAACCGCAGTTAGAAAAACACTTTCACCAAAAGAGATGAGTACAAAAAATCTTGCGTCATCAATTGACTCAGGTATAGATAAAAATTTAGATGTTCTTAAAAGATTAACAGATGGTGAGATAAGTGCTGGTGAGGCAAGAAAAGAAGTTGGGGAAAATTTAAAAAAATTAGGGTCATTACTTAATTCTGCTTATGAAACCGGAATGAAAAACGCCCAAATCGAATCTGAAAAAATAAAAAATGATTACCCTGTGATTGACCAACTTAAAAAACTTTTATCGGGTGATATAAGTAAGATAGAAAGTAATAAGAAACAGGAAACAAATATTACTCAAACAGAAATTAGTAATGTTAGAAATGCCTCAACAATTCCTACTAATACATCACAAACAGCAACTAATCCATCTACTGATAGACCAATTGAAATAACATTAAATCACAATATAGATTTAAAAACAACAGGTAATGTTGACACTAACCAAATAGTAATGGCTCTTAAAAATACTGACGTTCAACAAGGTATGGTCGGAGCGTTAAAAGAGGCGATGTATAGTAATGGTTTAATGGCTCCAACCGCAAACAAAACACAATTAATGAATAGTAATATTAGTGCGAGTTCATTAGCATAAAATAAAGTACAATCTATTTATAGGTAAATCAGAATATATGGCAGAGAGTTCATTATCATTTGCATCCACGTCTTCCTTTAGAAATTCACTAATGGTTAAAAACTTGGCACCTTACAGTGTTCAGGGAGTATATACCCCACCTGTGAGTCAAGTTAATTATGAAACAATTTTAAGTGTTAGTAACGTCATTGATTCTCCGGGTGAGTTAATTACTAATGGTTCTTATTCAAATCTATTATATCCGTTAAATGAATATGGTCCTGATGGGGGTTATAGTACTCAAATAAATTTCAACGGACCTCCTTTACCTGTCGCTTCAAATCAAGGGGAATACAACCCAAATGACACTGTTTTAGATTTAGTAAATGAGTTTTTCATTGACGCCGCTTATATTCAAAACAGATATGGACCTCAAGGAAGTTTTAATGATTTAGTAATTATTACTGACGTTGAGAATAATAATAAAATTTATCAACCTTATTGGGAGCCACCAAGTTTTGCTCCGTCATCGTATTCACCATATAATATTTTATTATCACCAAATCCTATTGGTAGTAATGGATTATTATCTCAAGATTCATTTATTGCAAGATTCGGAGCGTCAGAGTTAAATTCTTTATTGAAAAAAAGAATTGATGCTGAGTTATTTCAAAATACATTAGGATTAATTAATTTAGAATCTCTACAAGACCCGTTTGAGATTAGTATGATGTTGTCGGGTCAACAACCTTTAGTTTATAAAAATTGGAAGATTACCGTACCTGAAAACCCTGTTGTTGCGGCAGCCGACTTCTTAACAAGATTAGCGGGGGCATATTGGCCTGTTTCATTAATACCTGGTGATTATTTTAACGATAACAACGAAAATAGTCAAACACAACAAACATCAAACGCATTAAACACCGTAAATCAATTAACAGGTGGTTTATTAGGTCCAATATTAAACCTTAATAGAAGTGGTTCACAAATATTCTTGGCAAACACCGGTAACGGACAAAGGTCAGTTTTATTTGCAAATATTAATTATAACAGATATCAACCATCATATGATAAAGATTATGGTTTATTGTTTGGTGTTGCTCAAGGTTTAGTTAACTTATTAGTTCCAAATATTAATCCGGGTAATGGTACGTTAGTTGGTGGTTATTATGTTGGTAATAGAACATCAGAGCCGTCTTATATTACCTCACCCCCAAATCAAATACCTGTTAACGCATTTGGTCAACAAGACCCTTCACCAGTATATGGTCCATCAGAGATGGGTATATTATATGAAGGTAATGAATCAGCTCTTAGTAATTTTGGTTTAGGAGGAAGGTCTTACAGTGACGGTGGAGGTATTGACGGTGGATTTGTTTGGGTATCTCCAAAATATAAAGCCAATGCCGGATTCCGTGCGATACCGGGTGGTGGTTCAGGAACAATCGATGAGGATTATCAATTGGTTAGTGGAAACATTACAAGAGATGAATCGACAAATATTGAGTTCAAAGAAACTTCCATATTAGACCAAACTCAAAGATTAATTGACTCGGCTGATGGTGTTACGGGTGAAGCCCGTTTAAAACACGTTGGTAATGCGATGAATCAAATTAGTAAGGTATTCCACGATGGGTATAAAGAAATTACTAAAGGTTCTCAAGTTTTATCATATACTGATAATACAACAGGAGGTGATGCCGGTATAGAATATTGTAGGGTTTTTACTAAAGATAATCCGTATTATACTTACAATGATTTACAAAAAACAGATGGTATAACTACATCAGGTAGAAGATTTACACATTCTGTTTTAGATAATACATACAATTTAAATATTGTTCCATTAAGAAATCCGGGGTCAACAAACATTATAGCAAATAATGTTAATGGAACGGGGGGATATGCTAAAAAATATATGTTCTCAATTGAGAACTTAGCTTGGAGAACATCAAGTAGACCTGGGTTTACTTATGATGAATTACCTGTTTGTGAGAAAGGTCCAAATGGGGGTAGAGTTATGTGGTTTCCACCTTATGATTTAAAATTTTCAGATAGTAGTACTGCTAATTGGAATGATACTTCATTTTTAGGTAGACCTGAGCCAATCTATACGTATAAAAATACAAGTAGAAGTGGACAATTAAGTTGGAAGATTATTGTGGATAGTCCTTCAGTTATGAATACTATTGTTGAAAAACAATTAAAAGGACAGAGTAAAGAAAGAATTAATTCTATAATCGATTCATTCTTTGCAGGATGTGTTAAGTATGACATTTATGAATTAGCGTTAAAATTTAATACTATACCTACAAAAGATTTATATACATATCAAGAGATTTTAAGTAATCCAAGATTAACGGATGAAGAGTTAAAGAATGTTAGCGCTAACATTCCGAGAGAAAATTCTGTACCTCAAGGAGGTGCGGGAACACCTGCAGATGCTGCGGTTCAAACTGCTAATCCGGACACTTCAATTGATGACTTTAAAAAGAATTATTCTCAATTGGCGTTTTATTTTGATAATGATATTCCTGACCCTAAATCACAGGGGGTTGTATCATCAGTACCTTATGATGTCACATATTCGGCTTATACCGCACCAACAAACATTACAAAATATGTGGATACCGCAAGTGGAATATTTAACGCTGGTAGTGTTAATAGAAATGTAAGAGAATTTTTCGATAATATTGTAATATCAAATTTTAATAAAATTGCTAATAATAGTAGTAATTTTATTGTTGATGCTTATAACATATTAAAAGAAAAAAAGGGGACTATTAGTATACAAATGGTTGGGTCGGCATCTGCGACCGCTAGTGTACCGTATAATACTAATTTATCTAAACGAAGAAATGACTCAGTAATTCAATTTTTAAAAACATATAAAATTGGTGACGCTAATTTAGCTCCATTTTTTGAAGATAAAACATTTCAAATTACATTACAAAGTGGTCAAGGTGAACAAATTGTAATTCCTCAAGGTGAGTCAGGTAGTGGTTCTCAAGTTGATTGTAGTAAAAATATTAAATCAAACACAAATACAACAACTTCAAATAAAGAGGCTGAAGTGTATTCTACAGATGCTATGGCGTGTAGAAGAGTTAAGATTAGTAGTATTTTAGTAACTCCAACAGTAACAACAACCACAACAACCCAAAAAGTTGAAATAGTAACACCTGAAGTTAGTGCAACAACAATTAATACTATTAAACCTGTTCAAACAATTGAAATACAACAAAAATTAAAAGAAGGTATTGGAAAACGTATTATTAGACAGTTATTGACAGAATGTGATTATTTTGATGTTATTAAAGAAAGTAATCCTATTCTATATGGTTCTATTGCGGATAAAATTAGATTTTTTAATCCTGCATTTCACTCTATGACTCCTGAAGGATTAAATGCTCGATTAACTTTCTTAAATCAATGTGTTAGACCTGGTGAAACGATACCTGTTATTGGTGTTGATGGTAAACCAAAATATAACGACGCTGTAAATACTGCCTTTGGGGCACCACCGGTTTTAGTATTAAGGATTGGGGATTTTTATAATGGTAAAATAATTCCAAAAACAATTTCATTTACATATGAACCATTAATATTAGATATGAATCCTGAAGGTATTGGTATTCAACCAATGATTGCAAATGTTAATTTAAGTTTTGATATGATTGGTGGTATGGGATTAGCTAGACCTGTGGAACAACTACAAAATGCGTTATCATTTAATTTCTATGCTAATACTGAAATTTATGATGAAAGAGCGACTTGGACTGAAGATACTTCAGCTTTGGACGCTAAATTAGTTCAGTCAATATTAGATGCACAACCACCGGTTACAGTTAATAATGTTCAAAATGATATTGTTAACGATGGTGGAAATACTATTGGAGACATATTAACAAATATTCCGGTTACTAGTGGTCAAACAGGGGAAATTACCTATATGACTATTATGGATAAAATATTAGATTCAACACAAGAATATTATACAAATATCTTAAATCAAAGTGATAGTATTGTCAAATCTTATAATTATGGTGTTTGGCAATTAATAACACAAGATAGATTATATACTTCCGGAGAAATAAGTTTAAATTCTAGTAGTGTATTGGCACCAATTTACGGTAAACCTGAAGGTGTTGAAACTAAAGTTGATTCGTTATTTAGTACGTTTATCTCAGATATAAATGCTGACAACCCTACTAATAAAAATTATATCATATCAAGATTAGTTGGTTTTAAATTTACAGATGCAACAATTCAAAGAGTTAAGACAAATATGAATCAATATATTAACACGTTAAAAGGTGATTATAGTAGTGGTTTGTTTACTAAAATTCAAGAGATTGTGGTTTTAGAACAAAATATGGTTCAAATAATTAGAAAGATAAATTTAGTAACAACAAAAACTGATGGTAAAATTTTAGATACGGGTGTTCCTCGTGTTTATACTATTTCAGGAACTACTGAAGTTAATAGTGCTAGTCTTGGGTCTCCATTGGATACGTATATAGAATTATGTGATGATTATCGTTTAGTTGGTGTTAGATTAGATGAGTTTAATGTTTTAATGGAAGCTGAAAAAATAATTACAACTGTTACCGTACCGTATGAAGGTCCGGGAGAATTTGAACCAATATCTAAACAATTTGCTACGGCATCTGTTGAGGATAAACGACAATTCATGGTAATGGCGCAAATATTCAATGATAACAATAAATTAACTGAATTTAAAAACGCTATTATTAGTGGAGAATTAAAGAATGATAATAAATTAGTTAGAAAATTTAATAATATTTGTGATGATTTTGCGGATTTAACTAAAAAAGAGTTAGTTGCTGAACAAAAATTTATTAAAACAATTAGGGATAAAGAATCGTATTCAAAATTTGTAAACCAAACCGCTTATCCTAAAGGTAAGTTAAGAAAGTTTACATACACAACAGTTCCTGACCCTGCTACCGAGACACAACAAAAAACGGATATTGCTAATTTATATAAAACTGTTAATGTGAATAACGACCCTTTAACTTTTGATGGTAAAATAAAATTTGATTAATTATGGGTACTAAAGATTATTATAATAGATACAATAATTTTATTGTTAATGGACGACAAACAGTTGTTCCATATGTTACTCTGCCAAGTAAATCCACAGATAAAAGATATATTTTTAAAGTTGCTCAATCTAGATTAGACAAAGTTTCACAACAATATTATGGGACACCTTTTTTTGGTTGGTTAATATTACAAGCAAATCCAATATACGCAGGTCAAGAGTGGAATATCCCTGATGGGGCAATCTTGACAATCCCTTATCCTTTAATTGCTTCATTACAGGATTACAACAATGACCTAGAAAATTACTTCTTTTATTATGGTAGATAAATCGGAAAATATATTAGTTGAGTTTGATTATAATAACATATCAATCATTGACCCAAATAAAGTCATAGATAGTGACGGAAAAGTACAAGAAAGATATGTTAAACAAGAAAATTTAGTGATGTACGCTAATTTAGAGTGTAAAGTATTACCACGTACTAAATTAGCCCTTGGTGTTGCAAATAACGACCAAGTACAAACAGTTTCAATTGCCAGTATTAATTTTTTAAAACCGGGTGATAAAACATTTTTAGACAATTCATATACTGATGAAATAACAGGTAAAGATACGATTACCGGTAATGGTGTGAATCAGCCAAAACTAACCTCTATTTCAAATCCAAATAAGAGTAGTGATTTTTATATTAGACAAACAATTAATTCGGGTGGTAAACAAGCATCTGTTGATAATGGTTTATTAGGTATTACTTCTATTAATATTAGACAAGGTTTAGATTTTTTACCTTCAATCACCATTGAATTAGAAGATGTTAAAGGTAGAGCGATGTTTGAGGCGGGTGATAATTCACCATATGCGGCATTTTTTAATTTACCTTATCCAATGTTCCAATTAACTATAAAAGGATTTTATGGTAAGGCTGTTAAATTACAATTAATGTTACAAACGTTTTCATCAAGATATGATACGTCTAATGGTAATTTTAAAATCAAACTACATTTTTACACATACAAATATACATTATTGAGTGAAGTACCTATGGCGGCGTTGACGGCTGTTCCACATATGTACCAATCTAGAGTTAATATACAAACTACTAAAGGTGGGGCTACCAACTTTTCAAATGTTCAGGACTCAATAGTATCAAGAGGTTATCAAAAAGTTAGAGAGTTATATAGTGAATATAAATCAAAAGGAATGATACCTGATGATTTTCCGGAAATAACCGTTGTTCAAATGAGAGATAGAATTGAAAATTTTATTAAAAACATTCTAACATCTTTTTCTCAACAAAATTTAGACCCATTAACTTACGTTGAGGAGTATCAACGATTATTAGGTAATTTGGATAAAGATGTTTATGTTGGGGCGGGAACTTCTTGGTTTTCCAAATATATGGATACTGAGAATTATTTGGTTATGAAAGGGGTTAATGGTCTTACTGAGGGTAGTAAAGTTTATACATTTAAACGTGAAATAGACACTCAAACAAAACGAACTGCGGCATTAAGTGAACTACAAGGTATTATTAGTAAGGCAAAAGAAAAAATGGATGAGAATCCTGTTTGTGGTGTGGATGGTAAATACACAATTGATGGTAAAACAAATACTAGTTCAAAATCAACATTTAAAATTACAACAGATATTTTTCCTGTTGAACCAAAATATGGGGATGTAAATGTTTTAGAAACATATCGACAACGAAAAAAATTATCAACAACACCAAATGCTGAACAACTTAAACAATTTGATAATGAATTGGCGGAACAAGGGGTTTTTAATTCTTTAGTAATAGTAAATAAAAAAGGTTCGGAAGAAAAAAAATTTCAATATTATATATTTGAAGGGGTTGGTCGATTTGAAGATTTAATCAATCAAATGGGTACTAATGTAAAAAAAGCTAAAGAAAATATTCAAGAAGCTTTAACAGAAGCTTTAACTAATTTATTACAAAAGAAAGATAATGGTATTGGGTTTGTTCCAAATATCCGAAATGTACTTGCGGTTATTTTTGCAAATGGAGAGGCGTTTTTAAGATTGATGGACGATGTTCACGTTCAAGCTTGGAATTTAAATGACACACAAATTAAAGCTAGAAGGAATTCTATTTTAAATCCTGAAACTGCAACTGCTTGTGTGGATAACGTATCTTCAGGAGATAATGAAACATTACCAATATACCCGTGGCCACAAATGTTAGTTGCAACATCAGGTAAGGATGGGCGTGAAATGTTTGAATTAACTTATCCTGGTGATAAAAACGTAATAAATCAAACGAAGGCGTATCAAACAGATTTATGGCCTGAAGTAGAATTTGTGGAAGAATTTATTAGGGCAACAACTCAAACGGTAAAACCACCTGCAGACCCGTTAACAACTGAAAATCCCTTAACGGATATTCAACGAGTATCATTGGACGCTATTGAATTTCCAATTAGTAATGCTGTTTATGACAATAAGGAAGAAATAAAATATTTTTATGAAATATTTGAAAGAATATTTTTAACATCAAATTATTCAGGTTTATTAAGAAGTAATGGTAATACCCAAGACCAAGATAAAGTTACGGATGTTATTGCTGAGGCGGAAAGTATTAATATTATTCAAAGTTTATCTAACGATAACCCTTTTATTATTAAAAAATTAAAAGAGTTTGGGATTAATGCGGGTAATTTTGAGGTATTAATGAGACACATATCTAATGACGGTACGGGTGAAAGTTGGCAAAATTTTATAAGAGGTATTTTTAATACTTCTTACATTAAAAATAAAGTTAATAATTCTAGTTATGAATTTTTAAGTCAAAACTTGTTGAACGAAAATAAATCCCAACCATTAGTTTCCCTACCGGGTGAAAATAATGTTGTTAATTTTATCTCAAATTCAACCTCAAGTAATATTTTTAATTTAACTGATACATACCCATTTACAAATTTTCCTTGGGTTAAAAATGAATTGGCAAATGGGAATTCGATTTCGGATATCAAATCATCATATAACACAACAAAAGTATTAACGTATAATACTAATAAAAAAATTATATCTAATTTTTTAGATATAACTAATAATAATGATAGAAGACCGTTTACTAATTTTTTATTTAATGAAATTAAATCACCAATTTATTTCTTTGATTTAAAATTATTTTATGAAAATAGAAGTTTTGATAAACAATTACCAACAGAAGGTAATTTAAGATATAATGACTATTCAGGGTTAGTTACGAGTAATCAAACCGTTTCAATGTTTAACACACCATATTTTGTTAATTCAATCCAACAAGGTGTTAAAAATTTTAGAAATAACGATGAATATCCATTTGTTGCTTCAGCATATTTGTTTTTAAATAGTTTGCCTTTATCTACACTTAGAGAAAAATATAAAACTTATTCGTCTAATTCGGCAACTGATTTAGATTATATTTTTGCAACACTTAAGAAATTTGGTGCGGTTCATAAGTTACCATATGCTTGGATATTAAAAATTGGTTCTGTTTGGAATAGATATAAAAATTTTGTTGAAACAGGTAAAGATATTTTAGACACGTCATGGTCAGGTTTTAGTTATGTTCATAATTATGACCCGGTAACCAATTCACCAAGTAAAAATTATAATTTAATAATTAATGGGGCTCAGATGGATATTGTGTTAGAAAAAAACACAACATTAGGTGTTGAAACATCTTCATTAATTAATACAGGTTTTTACCCATTATTAATTAATGACTTTAATGTATTTTATCAAGGTTTCCAAATATATTCAGGTTACACCGATACAGATATTCAAAATGGATTTACTTCAGGGGTTACATTAAATTACGTACCTGAAGCAATTATTAATATGCCTGAAGGGTTTGACCCAAATAATCCAAAAAGAGATTTAAGAGTTATTCCTTGGTCAGTTTATATTACAACATTGGACCAAACTTCTTCATTTATTGTCCCATCTCAAGGTGCGTTAATAAATCAAACAAGTAATGAATGTATTACTGAAGAAACTAATCAACTAAAATATGAGATTACCGGTAATACCGCAATGTATAATGGTTCGGTTAGAATGTTTTGGTCAGCACCTAACTATGGGTATTTTGATATAGATAAAGTTGTTAAACCAACACCAATAAAATACTTAAAACAAGTATTCAACATTACAGGTGATACCAAACAAGAGAATTTCTCAATTAACGGTAAACAAGACCAATACACTGAAATAAGTGAAATATTCTCAGTATTTGAAACAGAGGTTTTAGATAGTTTTGAAACAGAATTTTTAAATTTTTCAAAATCAATATATGATTTTGATGATGAGTTTATTTCAAATAGTGATAGCGAAACAACTAAATCGTTTAAAAACTTTCAAATGTTAATGAGAAGTTTGATGAGGATTCCAAAAGTGGGGGGGACAAACATTAATACAGAATTAGTTTCTGCGGTTTCGGATTCGCAGTTGAACGTTTTAACTAATATTTTACAGTCATTTTTAAATTATGACGTTGTGTTCAAATATGGTAATCCGGCAAACTTTGATAAAAGATTATTTTATACTTTTTCAAATGCGTTAATTGCTGACCCATATACTTGGAGTAAATATTCGTTCCAAACACCAATTCCATTACCAACATCAGGGGGTACGGTAACATTATCACAATCAATTACAAATTACCCAAATGAATGGAGAGCGTTACAATTATATGTTGGTTTTTCGGAGATACCTCAATTACAATATACAAATGATGGTTCATACATTACAGATTTTTTTGTTGATTGTAATATAGATTTTAGTGTTGAAAATATAAAAACATTCGCACCTATTATTAAAATTTATGCGACTCAAAAATTAAATGATGATACTCTGAATTATAATAAGTTTGTTAATTTAATGAATGATTATATTGCAAGTACGGATAAATTCCAAAGTATTATTATTAATAAATTAATGCCTAAATTACAAAAACAATTACCGGATGTTGGTAGTACACCAGATACTGCACTTGCGACGGCATTAGAAGGTCCTCAAACAAAATTAGAATATTGGGAGGCGTTTAAAGCGTTAAACGATAAATGGATATCAGGTAATGACTTTAAAACTAAAACACTTTTTGAAGATGTTTTATTAATGGATAGAGCGAACAGAAACATTGGGGATAAAGTATTAGTTGATGTTAATAAATTAAAATTTAGATTAAAAGATATAAACCCTAAAACAAGTATGTTGACTTTTGTTCAAACAATTTTAGTTGAAAATAATTTTGTTGTTATGAACATACCTTCATATGTTAACTTTTATAATGTACAAGATGCTGTTAAAAATCCTGTTCCAAAACCAGAGGGGTCTCTTGATTTTGCGAACACGATGTTTGGTACGTTTTTAAATGTTGATTATAGAAATTCTTCAGCAAAAATGGTGTGTTTTTATGCGGGTAAACCAAGTGAACAACCTGATTTTCAAAACAATGCTAATGTAAGATTTAAAGGTGACTCTTTTGATTTAAGACGAGCAAGTGATAATCCATTAATTGAAGACCAAATCGGTAAAACCGATTGGGATAAATCAAATAAAGTTGTTGGGTTTAATGTTGATGTTGGACCACAAAGTCAATCAATTTTCCATGGATTCCAAATAGACCAAAGTGCGGGACAAGCTACCGCAGAATCTTTACAACAAACTGATGAGTTAGTTAAACAATCTTCAGGTAAAGTTGCTGGTACACAAAATATTTCATTATATAATTTATATAAAAATAGAAGTTATGCTTGTACTGTTTCTATGATGGGTAATGCGATGATTCAACCAACTATGTACTTCAATTTAAGACACGTTCCTATGTTCAGTGGTGCTTATATGATACAAGAAGTGAATCATAGTATTGGGCCGGGAACATTTGAAACGGTTTTCAAAGGAATAAGACAAGCGGTATCAAACTTACCTGAAATAGATAGTTACATTCAAACGTTAAAAACTAATTTATTGACTTCAATTATTGAAAAAAATAAACAAGACAAACAAGAGGTGATAAAAGAAAGTGCTACAAAAGGGGACAATGTTATTAGTGAAACTAATGATGCTGTTAAAGAAGCAACAAAGAAAGACGCGACTACTTCAAAAAATTCTTCAGAATGTAAACCAGTAAGTAATTATGAAAAATATAGTAAAGTTGACTCAACAACAACTAAATCTAAATATAAAGACGCTATTAGTACAATTATTACTCAAACCTCTGACCAAAAATTAAGATATTTAGTGTTTGCAACAATTTATTTAGGGTCATCAAATGGAACTGAATTGGAGACAAAAGAAAGCAATTATTCAGGTGTTAATTTATTACAAAATTGGGGTCAAACAGGTCTCTCTTATTTTAATCAACAATTTTATTGTAGTTCAACTGATGTACCATACGCAATTTTTTCAGATTTGTCTAAGCATGTTGAGTTTTTAATTGCAAGATTTAGTGGTAAAATTAGTTTATTACCTGATATAACCGCAAAAGAGATTGTTAAATTTTATACATTATATTTCTCAGCAAATCAAAAAAATATTGATGTATATAACAAATTGGTCCAAGATAATCCGAGTCAAGTAAGTCAGATGGAAACTAGTGTTCAACAATCAATTGACCTATTTAAAACTGGTAGTGGAAATCAAAGTGGTAGTTTACCACCTAGTACACCTCCAAAGGCTAATACGGATGCTGGGATTTTTGAAAATGCTAAAGCGTTTAGTACGGCTAGTATGCAAAATCTTCAGTATAGTAATGGTCTTCTTACAGGTAATTTTGTTCTTTACTATGAAGGTGAATTATTAACCCAAGATTATCCTGCTAAATTATATATTTTGGGTGGTATGGATAAAATTGAAATTTGTAGTTTTACAATAAAACCAACAACAAATAAAAATGTGGGTTCATTTGTTTCATCACCTAAAGTTATTGAACTTTTAGAGGCGGCTAGAAATGATGAGACGTATAGAATTACTTTTATAGTTAAAGCGAACGCTTTTCCAAATATTAGTTACGCATTCACGAGAGTTCTTTCACCAATAGATTGTCCTGATGAGGATTTTAAATATCGTCAAATAATTGATGTAGGTACGTGGGATTCTATTAAAAATGATATTTGTTGTAATTGTTATAGTGAACCTTATACTGGGACACAAATTATTTGGGACGGAAAACCGTGTTCAAAAAACGGGACAACATGTTAAATTAAGTTTTTTCAAAATAAAAGATATTTATAAATAAAAGATTATGGACACAAAATTAATATTAGACAACTATTTAGGTAAAAATACCAGAAGTACCGAAAAAGATTTGGGAGATGGTTCTAAACAAGTATGTGATTTAGACACAGGTGATTGTTATACTATCAGAATGAAAGATGGTTTAATTGAAAGAGTGGATAACACATTAAACAAAAATAAGAGAATTCAAGTTGAAACTTTAACAGGTGTAAAACAACTATTAAACGGTTAATAACATGAAAAAAATAGACAATCAAATTTTAGAAGAAATTGCTAGATATAATTCTATCAATCAATATATTGTTGAACAAGATGCTACGTTACCTCCACCACCAGGTGAAGTTGACCCAAATGCCGCTCCGGCTCCTGATGCAGGATTAGCCCCTGAAACGGCTCCACCGGCAGACCCAAATGCTGCGACAGTACCACCGGCTCCGGCAGGACCTCAACCGGTTGATGTTGCGACTGACCCGGATGTAGAAAAAATTGATGATACAAAATCAGAATCAAAAACTGAGGAAATGGATATTACTGATTTAGTAAAATCGCAGAAAAAAGTTGAAGAAAAACAAGAAGAATACTTTAGTAACCTATTCCAACATTTAGATAATTTAGAAACTAAATTAGGTGAAATGGATGGTATTATGACTAAATTAAATGATTTAGAATCTAAAGTTGAAAAATACAGAGAAAAAACACCTCAAGAAAGATTAGAATTAAGAACACTAGATTCAGGACCTTTCAATCAAAAATTAAGTCAATTTTTTGATGATAAAGAGGAGGATATGGAAAAAACAGGAAAAAATGAATATATTTTAACTCAAGACGAAGTTGAAGATTATTCCCCAAATGAGATTAAAAAAACCTTCAGAAATTTTGAAGACGAAGTAAATCCATTTAGACAAGTAAGATAATTTTAACGGTCTTCGGACCGTTTTTTTTACAAAACAATTTGACAAACACACGGCTGACACTTATACTTTTATAAACCTTTAAATATTTTAAACACTATGGCGACAAATTCATTAGACGCAGTTTTGGCTCAATACGAGCAATCAAAACAAGGTGGTTCTTCTAACACCTCAAAATTCACACAAGAAGAAAGAATGAAAAAATACTTCGCGGCAATCCTTCAAGACAAGGAAACTCAAGGGCAACGAAGATTAAGAATCTTACCAACTAAAGATGGTTCTACACCATTTAAAGAAGTTTGGTATCACGAGATTCAAGTAGATGGAAAATTCCAAAAATTTTATGACCCGGGAAAAAACGACAACGAACGTTCACCTTTAAATGAGGTTTACGAAGAACTTCGTTCAACCGGAAAAGAATCTGACAAAGAGTTAGCTAAACAGTACTTATCACGTAAATTTTACATTGTGAAAGTTATTGATAGAGATAACGAGGCGGATGGTGTTAAATTTTGGAGATTTAAACATAACTACAAAAACGAGGGTATTTTAGACAAAATTATCCCAATTTGGAGAAATAAAGGTGATATCACAGACCCTTTAACAGGTAGAGATATCATTTTAGAATTGACTAAAGCAAAAACTCCAAAAGGTGCTTTTTACACAGTAATTCAAACGGTTATGTATGACGATGCAGCTCCTGTTCATGAGGATAAAGCAACTGCTGACGGATGGGTTAACGATGAGTTAACTTGGGAAGATGTTTACTCTAAAAAACCGGTTGAGTATTTAGAAGCTATCGCAAGAGGTGAAACTCCAAAATGGAATTCTGATAAAGGTGGTTACGATTATGGTAATTCAGACGAAGATGAAACTTCATTTGGTGGTTCTAAACCATCGGCACCTATTGACCCACAAGCGGATGCCGAAGGGGATGAGGATATGCCATTCTAATCAAAAACACTTGGACATATAACTTGGACACTGAGACATACTCGGTGTCCAAGTTGTCTAAAAAACTAAAAAAATTAAATTAATTAGATATATGGCAATTAAAAAACACGATTTTAAGTCCATTAAGGATAAATTTTCTACATCTGCAAAATACAAACCACAAAGGTTTTTTGACTTAGGTCCTGACTTTTTGGATGCGGTTGGTATTCCGGGACCAGCAATAGGGCATTTAAATATGTTCTTAGGTCACTCAGACACTGGTAAGACGACTGCTTTAGTAAAATGTGCGGTTGATGCTCAGAAAAAACAAATATTACCGGTATTCATTATCACCGAACAAAAATGGTCATTTGAACACGCAAAACTTATGGGTTTTGAATGTGAAGAAATGGTTGATGAAGAAACAGGTGAATTAGAGTGGGATGGGTTTTATATCTTCAATAATAACTTTGATTATATTGAACAAATTACTGACTACATTAACTCTTTATTAGATGCTCAAGAGAAAGGTGAATTAGATTATAGTTTATTATTTTTATGGGATTCTGTTGGTTCAGTTCCTTGTAAAATGACTTACGAAGGTAAAGGAGGTAAACAACATAACGCAGCGGCTTTAGCTGACAAAATAGGTATGGGTATTAATCAAAGAATATCAGGAAGTCGTAAAGCGGATTCTAAATATGAGAATACTTTGGTTATTGTTAACCAACCGTGGGTTGAACTTCCGGATAATCCATTTGGACAACCTAAAATTAAAGCTAAAGGTGGTGAAGCAATTTGGTTGAACTCTTCATTAGTTTTCCGTTTTGGAAATGAAAAAGGTGCAGGAACAACAAAGATTACGGCAACTAAAGATAAGAGAACTATCAAATTTGCGGTAAGAACTAAAATCTCCGTAATGAAAAATCATATCAATGGACTTGGTTATGAGGATGGTAAGATTATTGTAACCCCTCATGGATTTTTGGCGGGAAAAGAAACTTCAGAAGAAAAAGCTTCAATTGAGAAGTACAAAAAAGAATATTCTGAATATTGGAAAAACATTATCGGAACAGATGGTGATTTTGACTTGAAAGAAGTAGAAGAAAAAGATTAGTAACGAATACAAACAAAACAAGTGGTTAAAACCCTATTAGTGGACGGCAATAATTTAGTAAAGATTGGCTTTCACGGAGTAAAAGATTATTATCATAATGGAAAACACATAGGTGCCTTATGGCACTTTGTGAATACCATTAGACGATTCATAGATGAACAAAACTTTGATAAAGTTGTTGTTATGTGGGATGGTGATGATAACTCTTCAACTCGAAAACTTATTTATCCCCAATACAAAGAACAACGTAGAGACAGAGACAACGAGTATAAGTTAGATTCTTTCACTGAGCAGAAAGAAAGAATCAAACAATACTTGGAGGATTGTTATGTGAGACAAATCAACGTAGATAATAACGAAGCGGATGATTTGATAGCTTACTATTGCCAAATCTCGGATAACGAACAAAAAACTATTTATTCGGGGGACAAAGACCTTACCCAACTTATTTCAGATAAGGTGTCGGTATATTATCCAAGAACCAAAGAAACTTATCAATTAGGTAGTAAAATCAAATGTGATATTTACGAATTCCCTCATCAAAATATTAAAACTTATAAAATTTTATCGGGTGATAAATCTGATAACATTGATGGTATTTCAGGTTTAGGAGAGAAAACTCTTATTAAGTTTTTCCCTGAGCTACTTGAAAAACCGGTTTCAATTACCGATATTTTAGAAAAAGCTGAGAACCTACTTAAAGAAAACAAGAATAATAAAACATTACAAAATTTAATATCGGGTAAAACTAAAAGTGGTGTTCATGGAGAGGAATTTTTTACTATTAATGAGAAAATAATAAATCTATCAAATCCGTTAATTACTGATGATGCTAAAGAACTTGTAGAGTTATATTATAGAGAAACGTTAGACCCGGATGGTCGGGGACATAGGAATCTTATAAAGATGATGATGGAAGACGGTTTTTTTAAATATCTACCAAAGGGGGATGACGCATGGGTAAATTTTGTTAGACCCTTTATGAAACTAACAAGAAAAGAAAAAAGAAATTATAACAACAATTAATTAAAACTATGAAAGACCAAGAATCGGTAAAATTAGAATTCTTAATGATGGTAAATGATAACATCATTGTACAAAGATTTTTTAACGTGAGAGAGTTTAACAATGAGGCAAAGAACTCATTAGAACTTTATGAATTACTTCGTGAATTTAAAGAAGACATTCAAACTCAATTATCATTGAAAACAGTAACGTATATGTCTGATAATATGTACGAAATTATTAACAATCCGGCTATTTTGGAAACGTCATATACTGATGGTCCGGAGTACTTTAACATCTTCATCAAACAAAATGATGTGACAATTTGTCATAGACAAGTGGACGCTAAAGTATACCCTCCAAAGATAAGATACACTGTGGATGTACGCCCACACCTAAAAAACTTGTTGATGAACTTGACTGACATTTTTTCATCTAAAAATTTAACAAAAAAATATATGGATGTTACCTTAAGTGTGTAGTATTTATTAATACACTAAAAGAAAAAATATATGGCGTCAAACAAAAATTTCGAGTATCTAGGTAGTACCTTTCAGATACAATTATTAAACCAAATCATTATTGATAAAGATTTTTCAAGGTCTATCATCGATGTGATTGAAACAAGTTATTTTGAGAATAAATACTTCAAATTAATTATTCAAATGATTAAAGAGTATTATACAAAATACGAACATACACCAACCTTTGACACATTAGAACAAATCACAAAATCTGAGATACAACAACCTCTAGCTGCGAAAATCATTATTGATACCCTTAATAAAGTTAAGGAATCCACACTTGAGGGAGCGGAGTTTGTACAAGAAAAATCAATGAAGTTCTGTAAGCAACAGGAGTTACAGAAAGTTATGGTTAAAGCTCAAAAAATCATCGACACGGGTGAATTTGAAAGTTACGACACATTAGAGGAGATGGTAAGTAAAGCTCTTCAAGTTGGGGAACACGATAAGGGAACAGAAAGTGTTTTCAGCAATTTAGATGACGTTTTAAACGAAGATTATCGCCATCCGATACCAATGGGTATTCCGGGGATAGATAGGTTATTAAAAGGTGGTTTAGCTAAAGGTGAAATCGGTGTTGTATTAGCACCAACAGGTGTTGGTAAATCAACTTTACTGACAAAAATCTCAAATCACGCATTTAATTTGGGATACAATGTTTTACAAATATTCTTTGAGGATAACCCAAAGATTATTCAACGTAAACACATTACGTTATGGACAAAAATCCATCCGGATGAATTGTCTTTAAAAAAGGATGAGGTTATGATTAAAGTTCAAGAAATTAAGGAGAGTATGACTAATCAATTGATACTTAAAAAACTTCCATCAGATACTGTAACAATGATGCAAATTAAGAATCAAATTAGAAAAATGATTTCTGAAGGAAACAAAATTGATATGGTATTATTGGACTACATTGATTGTGTTGTTCCTGATAAAAACTTGGGTGACGAATGGAAATCTGAAGGGTCTGTTATGAGAGGATTTGAGGCGATGTGTCATGAACTTGATTTAGTTGGTTGGACAGCAACACAAGGTAACAGAAGTTCAATATCATCAGATGTTGTAACTACTGACCAAATGGGTGGTTCAATCAAAAAAGCACAGGTTGGGCACGTAATTATTTCCGTGGCAAAATCTCTACAACAAAAAGAAATGAAACTAGCAACGATTGCAATTACTAAATCACGTATTGGTGATGATGGTATTGTCTTTGAAAATTGTAAATTTGACAATGGTATGTTAGAAATTGATACAGAAAGTTCGGTGACCTTTTTAGGTCTTGAAGAACAAACTGAAGAAAGAAATAGACAACGAATCAAAGATTTGTTAGAAAAAAGAAAAGAAAAACAACAAACACAAAATTAAAAAAAATGGAAGAAAAAATATTAAAAGAAAATCCGAACAGATTCGTTATTTTCCCTATTGAACATAATGATATATGGGAATTTTACCAACAACATCAAGCAGCGTTTTGGACGGCTGAAGAAGTTGATTTATCCAATGACATTAGAGATTGGGAAAATTTAACAGACAATGAAAGATTCTTTGTTAAGAATGTATTATCATTTTTCGCAGCATCTGACGGAATCGTTAACGAAAACCTAGCGGAAAATTTCTTAAAAGAAGTACAATATCCTGAAGCTAAGTTCTTCTACGGATTCCAACTTATGGCTGAAAATATTCACTCATTAATGTATTCATTATTGATTGACACTTATATTTCAGATGCGGATGAAAAAGATGAATGTTTCCACGCGATTGATAAATTACCTGCGGTTCAAAAGAAAGCGAAATGGGCTTTAGATTGGATTGAAAATTCTACTTTCCAAGAAAGATTGGTTGCGTTTGCGGCGGTTGAAGGTATCTTCTTTTCAGGTTCATTCTGTTCAATTTTTTGGTTAAAATCAAGAGGAATAATGCAAGGTTTATGTAACGCTAATTCACTTATCTTTAAAGATGAGAACTTACATTGTGATTTTGCAATTCATTTGATTAATAATCACGTTGAGAATAAACCAAGTGAGAAAAGAATTAAAGAAATTTTATTATCAGCGTTAGAGATTGAAAAAGAATTTATTACTGAATCTATACCAGTATCTTTAATTGGTATGAACTCAAACTTGATGAAACAATATCTTGAATTTGTGACTGATGGTTTATTAGTTAAATTTGGATGTAAAAAACAATTTAACGTAGAACAACCATTTAAGTTTATGGAACAAATTGCTGTTGAAACAAAGGGTAACTTCTTTGAATCAAGAACTATGGAGTACCAAAAAGCTAAATTGGGTGAGTCATTAACATTTACTGAAGATTTTTAATATGATGTCATTAAAGATAAAAAAAAGAGGGGGGGACGAAGTTTCGTTCAACCCCCAAAAAATTTATAATAGAGTTAAACGAGCAGCAAGAGGATTAAACGTAAATGCTGATGAGGTATTCATTAAGGTGATAACTTCAGTTCCAACAGAGGGTGTTATTACAACCAAAGAGTTGGATAAGTTAGTTTACGAGATTGCGGCGGCATACACCGGAAGTCATCATGACTACTCAAGATTAGCGTCTTCAGTAGCAATTTCTGCGTACCACAAAGAAACTGATGATAGTTTTTGTAACACAATGCACACATTACACGTTGATGGTATTATTAATGATAAGTTAATGGAAACTATTGAAAAATATGGTCCTGAAAATATTGATTCTGTAATTAATCACGAGAATGATTACAATTTTGATTATTTTGCATGGAAATCATTACAAGAAATGTATTTGTTAAAAACTCCGGAAGGTAGAGTAATTGAAAGACCACAACATATGTATATGAGGGTGGCTTTATGGGTTACTAAATCATTTGAACAAGCGGTTGAGTATTACCAATCATTGTCAAACCAACTTATTTCCCCGGCAACACCAATTATGATTAATGCGGGGACTAAAACACCTCAACTAGCGTCTTGTGTATTGAAATACAATCACGGGGACTCAAGAGAAGGTTTATTACAAACATTAAATGATATTTCAACGTACTCTTCGGATGCTGCGGGAATTGGTTTATGTATGTCTAACATTCGTAGTAAAGAAAGTCGTATTAACTCATCAGGAGGATTTGCGGGTGGTTTATTGAAATACCTTAAAATAGTTAACGAATCATTACGTTTCTTTAATCAACAAGGAAGAAGACCGGGAAGTGCAGCTATCTACATTGAACCTTGGCATAAGGACATCATTGATTTACTTGAGATTAAAAAGAACACGGGTGCTGAAGAGATGAGAGCGAGAGATTTGTTTACATCAATATGGTTACCGGACAACTTTATGGAGGCGGTTAAGAATAATTCTGATTGGTACTTATTCTGTCCTAACGACATTAAAAAGGCGGGTATCAAACCATTACAGGAAACTTATGGTGAAGAATACGAACATAGTTATAACAGAGCAGTTGAACTAGGTCTTGGTAAAAAAGTAAAGGCACAAACAATTTGGAATAAAATTATAGAATCTCAAGTTGAAACCGGAGTTCCTTACTTATGTTCAAAAGATAGTGCGAACAGAAAAACAAACCATCAAAACATTGGGGTGATTAAACAATCTAACCTATGTAATGAGATTTACCAATATACTGATGAGAACACTACTGCAATCTGTACTTTATCATCTATGGTATTGAAAAACTTTATTATTAAAGGTGAGTTCGACTTCAAATTACTTTATAATGAGGTTAGAAAGGTTGTTAGAGCACTTAACAAAGTTGTTGACATTAATAGTTACTCAACTGAACAAGGTAGAAAAGGTGGTTTAGAACAAAGAGCGATAGCTATCGGAACTCAAGGACTTGCTGACGTATTCTATTTAATGGATTACATCTTCACATCTGAAGAAGCTCGACAATTAAATAAAGAGATTTTTGAAACCATATACTTTGCGGCAATCACCGAGAGTATGGAATTATGTAAATCAGGTGAATATAAACCATACAAATTCTTTAAAGGGTCACCAATGTCAAAAGGTATATTCCAATTTGATATGTGGGGGTTAGATTACGAAGGATTAGGTAGAATGTGGGATTGGGACTCACTTAAGTTAGAAGTATCCAACCACGGGGTTTGTAACTCGTTATTCACGGCTCAGATGCCGGTTGCATCTTCTGCTAAGATTACAGGTTCATTTGAAATGACAGAACCGGCTCACTCGGCATTATTTAATCGTCGTGTAGTTGGGGGTGAAATCTTAATTGTTAATAAATACTTAATTAATGATTTTGAAAAAATTGGTATTTGGTCTGAAGATTTGAAAAATGAGATTATAATGAATGAGGGTTCAATTCAAAACATTAACTTTAATCATTATCTTGATGTTGAAGATAAAAACTACAACAAGAAAGTTAAGAGAATTGAACATTTAATTCCAAAATACAAAACAATTTGGGAAATATCTCAAAGAGAACTTATTGATATGGCTGCTGACAGAGCACCATTCATTGACCAATCACAATCAATGAATATCTATATGTCTAACCCAACATTATCAAAGATTTCATCATCACACTTCCATTCTTGGGGTAAAGGATTAAAAACTCTTTGTTATTATGTTAGAACTAAAGCAATATCAACCGGAGCAAAACATTTGGCTGTGGATATTTCAAAAGTGGGTCAACCAAAACCTATTGAAAAACCAACCGTTGAAATAAATCAAAAACCAAAAGACAGTGAATTTGAGTGTTTTGGGTGTGGTTCTTAATAGAAATAAATATTAATCACGACTTTGGTCGTGATTTTTTATTTTACTCTATTTATAAGAAATAATTACGACACTATATTTATAGATATGGCAGATGGAAAAACATATGGTATTAATTTCCCTTTTAGGGATTCTTATGATGGAAAGTATTTAGACCTTTCCACAGATAGTACTGAAGAAACAAGAACGGACTTAATACATTTATTATTAACTAGAAAAGGAAGTAGATATTTTTTACCCGATTTTGGTACAAGATTGTATGAATTTATTTTTGAACCATTAGATGGTCCTACATTTTCAGATATTGATGCTGAAATTAGAGATGCTGTTGAAGAATACATACCGGGAATAACAATTAAAAATATAAGTATTACTGCGGCATCAGATGGTGAGGAAGATAAAGGTACTTATGTTGACCAATATGATACACGTGTTTTTAGAGTACCGGGTATTGGAACTAAAGAACACACTGCGAAAGTAAAAATAGATTATCAAATAAATAATGACGTGTTTAACGCTAGTGATTTTGTAATCCTAAATATTTAAAGAATATGGCAAATAAAAAAATATCGTATACTACGAGAGATTTTCAATCAATTAGAACTGAGTTAATAAACTTTACAAGAACTTATTATCCGGATTTAGTTGACAATTTTAATGATGCAAGTGTGTTCTCTGTATTATTAGACCTAAACGCTGCGGTTACCGACAACCTTCAATTCAACATAGATAGAAGTATTCAAGAGACGGTATTACAGTATGCTCAACAAAGGTCATCAGTATTTAACATTGCCAAAACTTATGGGTTAAAAGTTCCGGGTCAAAGACCGTCAGTAGCTTTAGTTGATTTTTCAATTACTGTACCGGCTTTTGGTGATAAAGAGGATTTAAGATATTGTGGTATTTTACGTAGAGGTTCTCAAGTAAGTGGTGCTGGTCAAGTATTTGAAACTGTTTATGATATTGATTTTTCATCACCATCAAATGCGGATGGGTTTCCTAATAGATTAAAAATTCCAAATTTTGATTCAAACAATAAGTTATTAAATTATACTATTGTAAAACGTGAGACCATTGTTAACGGTATTACTAAAGTTTTCAAGAGAGTTATTACTGCTAATGACGTAAGACCATTTTTTGAAATATTTTTACCTGAAAAGACCGTATTAGGTGTAACAAGTGTGTTATTGAAAGATGGTACTCAATATGCCAATGTACCTTCAAATCAAGAATTTTTAGGTGTTGATAATAGATGGTTTGAAGTTCAAGCTTTAGCTCAAGATAGAGTTTTTATTGAAGACCCAACAAAAGTTTCTGACAACCCCGGGATTAAAGTAGGTAGATATGTAAATACTGCCACTAAATTTATTACGGAATTTACACCTGAAGGGTTCTTTAAAATGACCTTTGGTGGAGGTAGTCAATCTGCTGACGAACAATTAAGAGAATTTGCTCGAGATGGTAAACCATTAAATTTATACAAATATTCTAATAACTTTGCGTTAGGTAGCACTTTAAAACCTAATTCAACCCTATTCGTTCAATATAGGATTGGTGGTGGTACAGGAAGTAATTTAGGTGTTGGAGTTATTACACAAATTGGAACAGTTTCATTCTTTGTAAATGGTCCGTCTGAATCTGTTAATACTACAGTTGTTAATTCATTAAGATGTAACAACGTAACAGCGGCTATAGGTGGGGCAAATTATCCAACAACAGAAGAAGTTAGGAATTTAGTATCGTATAACTTTACGGCTCAAAACAGAGCAGTTACTGTAAATGATTATGAATCAATTATTAGAACAATGCCATCACAATTTGGTGCACCGGCTAAAGTTGCAATAACTGAAGAAAACAATAAAATTAAAGTTCAAATGTTATCATATGATGAGACCGGTAGATTAACCGAGATAGTTTCAAACACATTAAAAAATAATGTGGCGAATTATCTATCAAATTACCGTATGATTAATGATTATGTATCAATTGAAAGTGCAAATGTTATTGACTTAGCTATAAATGTTGATGTTGTGTTAGATAATTCACAAAATCAAGGTTCAATTATTTCTCAAGTAATTAATATAATCACAGATTATTTTGACCCGACAAACCAAGAAATGGGTGAAAATGTTAATGTATCGGAATTAAGAAGATTAGTTCAAAGTGAAAATGGTATTATTTCCGTTTCTGATATGACATTTTTTAATAAAGTTGGTGGTCAATATTCTTCATCTCAAACATCTCAAAGATATATCGATTCGGAAACAAAACAAATTGAATTAGTTGATGATACAATTTTTGCCGAACCAAGACAAGTGTATCAAGTTAGATATCCAAACAAAGATATCAATGTGAGAGTTAAAAATATTAAAACGGTTAATTTCTCTTAGCAATTTATTTTAAAATTTATTGAATTATCTTTTGAAAATAGTATATAAACTATTTATTAAAAAAGATTATTATGTCCAATTCATTTAGAATACGTACAGAGCCGGGTGTTGACAAATCACTTAACGTCTTGATAGACCAAGAATTTGAGTATTTAGAAATATTATCTCTAAAATTATTACAAAGTCAAATATACACTAGACAATGCTCTGATTACGGGGTTATTGTTGGTAGGGTAAGTGTGAACAATGGTTTTGGTATTCCAAATGCTAAAGTTTCTGTGTTTATACCTTTAGACACAAATGACGAACTTAATCCGGTTACTTCTGATTTATATCCGTATAAAACATTAACAGATTTGAATGAAGATGGTTATAGATATAATCTACTACCATATGTTAAATCTCATAGTGGACATAATCCAACAGGAACTTTTTTTAATCGGGAGGATGTTTTAACCGACCCAACTTTAATACAGGTATATGACAAATACTTCAAATACTCTACAGTAACAAACTCTAGCGGTGACTATATGATTTTTGGTGTACCAACCGGAAGTCAAACAGTTGTTGTTGATATTGACTTATCAGATATTGGGGAATTCTCATTATCACCCCAAGATTTGATAAGAATGGGTCTTGCAACGCCAGCTCAAGTTGCGGGTATAAATTTTAAATCTTCTACAAATTTAAATTCGTTACCTCAAATTATTAATTTTAATAGAACTATTGAGGTTGAGCCGTTATGGGGTCAACCTGAAATATGTAATTTGGGTATAACAAGAACTGATTTTGATTTATCTAAAGAATCCGGTATTGATATTAGACCAACATCCATCTTTATGGGTTCGATTGTTTCAAGTAACGATGACGAAGCCCTTCCAAGAAATTGTAAACCCCGACTTAAATCCGGTTCACAATGTACTTTAGTGACCGGTCCGGGAGAAATATTGGCTATAAGACAAACTATTTTTTTAGACGCTCAAGGTAAACCAATTTTAGAGACAGTGGATTTAGAAGAGGGTGGTCAAGTTATTGATGATAATGGTGCGTGGTTAGTAGATGTCCCAATGAATTTGGATTATTTAATAACTAATGAGTTTGGTGAACAAGTTATATCTGATGACCCTAAAAAAGGTATTCCAACTAAAGGTAAATATCGTTTCAAAGTTAAATGGAATCAATCACCATCAATATCAGAACCTGTTAGAAGAGGGTATTTTTTAGTACCAAATGTTAAAGAACATGGTTGGACTAATAGTGGTTCAAACCCAAACGCAACACTTAAAAAAAAGTCATACGCGTTTAGTTTAGATTGGGATGATTATGTTGATTTTCAATCGGCAATAGATTGTACAGATACGTTTTATTTAATGCAATATAATAAAGTTTATACTGTCTCTCAATTAGTTGACCAATATAGAAAAGGTTATTTAAATACACAATTTATAGGTATTAAAAATATTTTAGATGAATCTTGTGAAAGTGAAAATAACAAGTTCCCAACAAATGATGGTGTTTTTAGGTTTGACTTAATTTATTTTTTATTTTGGATTATGTTATTTTTATTCAGACCGGTTTTTATATCATTAATACCTGTTATTCATATTCTTTGGTTTGTTCTTAAAATTTTAGCATTACTTTTAACAGTGATTATCGCTATTATTATGACAGTTGTTATTTTAATTTGTAATATTTTATATGGTATTGTAAGTGTTTTGGCTAATTTACCTAATTGGTTAGGTGGTAAAACATTTAAAAAATGGAAAGATAAATTGGATTGTCCTACTTTTGCGGATTTAAATAAAATGATAAAGGATATTAATGAATTTCCTGATAAATTAAAAAACATTAAAATACCTAATTTATCATATCCTGAATGTTCATTTTGTGATTGTGGGGATAACAGTAATTTACCTAAAGATGAACCGGGTGTGGAACAGTTAGCGGTAGATACTGAAGATGTTACACAATATGAAGGGGTTGGTACGTCGTTACTAACACCATTTCAAATTTCTTCACAATATGGTAATAAACCTAGCTATTCAGGAACATCAGGTAACCCTGGTATTTATAGCTCAGATTCTAACTATCAGTTTATGTTTGCGGGGCAATCTTTAGGGTTTACTGAACAGGAAACTTTAACGGTTTCTACTAGAGTACCTGAAATGGTGATATCTACAAATAATGATGAGAATACCGCGGCTAGTGGTACATCAGAACCTGATTCACCAGAGTTTGCATATTTCACATCAAGTTTAACTATACCTGAAAGATTAAATTTATTTAACACCAAGGCAAAATATTTTAATGAAAGTCCTAGTAATCCGGGAGGTGGTGTTAATAGAATTAAAGTAACATTTCAACCGAATTTGAATAATCCATTAACTAAATTTCACTATGATAATGTAATCGCGATTGTTTGTACACCAAATGCTACTAATTTAGAACCTGGTACCATGTTGTCTTTCCAAGATTTTGCACTATCAAAAGATAAAAATGTTATTAATACCGGAACAACATTAAATGAGTATGGTACAAATACCATTACAGGTACGACAATAAATAGTGGGTCAACAACTAATCCCGGAACAATAAAAATTAACTATGCGAATCCGAATGGTTCGGGTAATATGCCTACAGAGGTAGAATATCAAATTGTTACTTTTTCAGGTGACCCTAAATATGCTAGATTCCCTATGGATGTTGAATATTTTCAAGTTATTACAGGTATGACTTATTCTGAATATAGCGGAATGTGTAATAGTAACACGGCTTCATCACCTAATGATTGGAATAGTAATAATTCATTTAATAATAGGTTTTTAAGTAACGATATGAGATTTTATCGTATAACTCAATTTCAAACTGATGATACAGTAAGTGGGTTTCCTTGTGGTAGACCATTATCTTGGGATACTACTGAAAGGTTTTTTTCTCCTGTCGAGTATTATAAATCAATTGAGAAACAAAGAGTCATATTTTTAGTTAGAGGTGTTGACCCTAATTCATCTAGAACTAAAGTTCAATATGATTTAAGTCGATTATTTGGTTATAATTTTGGTAATTCATCAACAATAATAACAGGTAATAATTATAAATTAAATTACCCAATTCAAGGTACTTTAAATTGTGTTAATCATATTACCACAAGTAATTTAACATCTAATTTTTATTTTAATTCGTTTCGTTTTGAACCATCTATAACACCACCTCCACCAACAGTTCTACCACCACTACCACCATTACCTGAAACGTTTGGTTTTAGTTCGTTCACGAGTAATCTACATACATTTTATTCTAATCTAGATTCGACAAATGGTAGTTTTACTCCCGGACAAGGGGCTCTACCATTGTCGTCAGTCACATTACCATCATCTTCCCCAATTAAAGTGGTTAATGATTACATAAATAATTCTCCACCACCATTTTCATTTTCGGATGGAACACAAGGTTGGAATGGGTTTATTGTTGAGTGGGATATTCAGTATACTCGTCTTGTTAATTGTGTTGGGCCTTTTACTAAACTTTATAATAGAAGGGCCGGTACTGAAAATGTGTCACCAACTGATAATAGAGGTTACTATCCTGGTGAGATTGTTGAGGGTGGTTCAATGTTTTATCAAAGATTAAATATAAACCAAGCCATATCGCCAGACCCACTTTTACTTGATAATGTTTACTACGCACCAAAATATCCAAGCTCGGGAACAACACCTGCAGAAATTACGGCAGCGTCTTTAATTTTTAATTTAAATAGTACGAATCAAACTAAAATAGTGATGAGGTCGGATAGATTACCGACTTCAACATTAGTTCAGAATAATTTAGGTAATAGTTTTCCGTTACATACAAATAGTAATTTTGTAATCTTTGTTGTGACTGATGATGGTGCGACTATTAATCAAAGTGTTGGTGGGACGGGGTCATCAAGTGTATTTGTGGGAGAAGCAGGTGCTTTTGCTCCTGAACCAATTGTTGGCCCGGATGCTGAACCAGAGCTTGTTAATCAAATTTTAAAGTCATTTAATTGTGGCGATATGGCACCGTTAGGTTGTTATTATAGTGATGAACCTTCTCCGGGTAAATATAATTTAAAAATATACGATAAAGGAAATCCTTGTTGGAGTTTTGGTTCCGGTAAAGTTAAGTTTGACGGTGGTTGCTATATATTGATTACTCAACCAATACTTTCTTTATTATCGGGTCAAGATTTTCAAGTAGTGTTTGAATGGACAAATAGGATTCAAGTAATGTTTGGTGCGTGTAGAAACGTATTTTCACATTTATTTACGAACAATTGGATTAATGGGGTTCTTTATCCTTTTTCATTTTCTAATGATATTGTTTTCAATAGTCAAAATCGACCTGTGAGTAGAATTTGTAGTGAAAATATTTATTTTGACCAAGATACCAATAATTTTTATTATAGAAGTAGTCCTTGGAATGATAGTACTTCTGAATTTGTTGGTATGGATAGACCAGAACCGAATCCTATTATAAGTGGTATATTTGGTGGTTATGGAGGTAATTTAAAAAATTTAAAATATCCAACAACTATCATGGATTTAGGTCCAAGAAACTTATATATACAAGAATTGGTCATGTCTGATGATTTTGATGGGTATGTTGCTAATCGATTAAATACGTCAAGTTATGGTGATGTTTCTGAATTATTAAATCTTTTAATTATTACAAGATTAGCTAGTCCCGGATTTTTGGAAAGAATTGGGGTAACTAATGTCGGTATCCTATCATTTTTCAGTAGAACTAAACTTATGATTGATGGTGATTACGCTCAAATGATTGCAATTAATTCTGAATTATCGGTGGCGCCGTTCCAATCGTTAAATTATCCTGACAATCCTGCTGGACAGCAAAACCCAATATATTATAACCCGTCAAGTGATATTAATAAGGTGGTGTTTGGTGTTTTCTTTTCTTCAGATACTCAAACGCGAGATTTTATATCACCAAAAAGAACGATTATTGACCCTGATGGGATTGCGAATCAACCGTGTACTTTTAGTTATTTTTCGGTATTCACTCAAACGGTTCCATTTTATCAATGGAATATAAAACCAGATGACACCAATAGTATTTTTGGGTCTCAAAAAAATGGGTGGTATACTAATCCAATAAACAATCCGGCATTTTTTAATTATCCTTATCAATTGTTAGACAGAATTGAACCTTCATCAAGATATATGAGAACATCTCAAAGTCCTGAAAACAAATACTTTAAAGGTTATATTTATTCTGTTTATCCTGATGGAACATTAAATCCGGAGTTTAACTCTATTGAATCAAATTCATACGATGACAGATTGTTTAATACCGGAGCTCCGTTTTATTTTTATTTTGGATTGAAAAAAGGTAAATCGGCATTTGATAGATTCACAACTAAATGGTTAGATACAACAACAACATTATAATATGGGAAATAGAATTGATACTAGAGTAATTTTAGGTTCTTTACGATATAAATCGGCACCGGACACCAATCTGATGTTCAATGTTCCATTAGTTCAAACCGCTCAAATAAATGTTGAATTTGATAGGAATATTGATGTTAGTTTGGAACAAGTGTTTGATGATGAAAGACAAAAATCTGACATATTTAGACCTACCTGTAAATTTTCATTATTATTTAATAATTCATATACAGGTAGTACGGATTACATGCCATTTGAAAATAATCTGTATTATGTTAATGAAGCTCAAGCGGCTGCGGATAATTGTACCCCAACTGGTATAAATCCAAGTGTTATTTGGTCAGGATTTCCACAATATAATGAATTTGATTTCATTAGAACTGATTACAATGTTCCGGGTTATACTCAACCACCATATAATCATTTGACGTTTGTAAGCAAAAGTGCTTCAACATATAATTGGACACATTATGTTAGTTATCCATTTGAAAATGATTATCAAAAACAATTAAACGCAATTATAAAAATACCTTCAATTTCAAACGCTGTTACATTAGATTGGGTTGCTTCAGATGGTATTCCTTTTGTGGTTGAAAATGATGATACAACAGTATACAACGGAAGAGGGATTATTAAATGTATATGTCCGATGAAACACGGATTAATACCGGGAGAATTTGTTAAATTAAATTTTAATTATAATGGGGTTGATACTTTTGAAGTATATAGTTTAGGTGATGGAAAATACGAAAGTGATTTATATGTTTTTAACATTTTTAATGTTGGGTTTACAGGAACAACATTTACTACAGGAACAGAAGGGACGTTTAAACGAATTATAAACAGTGATAACCCAAGTGATACTATCTCAACATATTATGTTAGAAGACATAAAATTTTAACAAACCCTGATAATGCGATTTTAGTAAATGCGGGATTTGACCAAAATATTTTTGGCGTTAAGAAAAAATATGAAAGTAGTGGTTTTACACCTAACAGAATTGCTAGAGTTTCAATAAAGGAAGGTGCTCAATCTTACACATTATCATTTGATAAAGACGTTAAAATTAATGATTTAATTGATAATCAAAAAAGACCTTTAACTGAATTATTTTTTACAACAATTTGGAAAGGTTATTTTGGTTATACGTTTGGTAGGTTAATTGGACCGGGATTGGGTTATCAGGGTATGAAGTTTGGTTATGATTTTAATTTACCTTTAAATCCCCAAACTAAATTACCTTCATATTGGTGGAGTGAACTAAATAATAATTCGGATACAAACATTCCAATAGATACCTATGTGAATACAACGTTAGGACCAAATGGTTTACCATTGGCTCAATATAATGGAGTACCAATAGTTTTCACATATAATAGGTCTTTAAAGGAAGGTGATACTTTAGATGGGGATTATTGTGAGTGGAATAATTTTGAACAAACAGAAAGAGTTATATCTAATTTATATCATAAGATAACGTATAACGCAAAAGTATTTAATATTGGAAGACCAACTAGTTCAACAGGTTATCGTATGTCTTTGGACAATCCTTACGGGTATTATTATCAACCACATAATAGTTTAACTATTAGACAATTCTCAGATTACATTGAGGAGGGAGATAAGAAAAATGTGGTGGATGTTCCTAATTATGCGTATTACTCTCCAAGTAAAGATACTTTTTTATGGAAGGATTTATATAGTTACGGATTTATTGATTCTAATAATATTGGGGTTAATTATCCATTTTTAAATGGGTCTCATTACCCTTATACAAATATTATTTTTAGAATAATACCTGAAGGTACTAATTATAATGAACAGACAATAACCGCAGAACCAATAATAGACGATTGTGAGTAATAAATTTAGATTTGTAATCCCAAATGATGAACAGTACATTCTTTTACCGATTGAACTGAAGTGGGATATGTATGGACAAGAAGATAGTATTGAACTTTATGAGGAAGATGTTATCAAGGATATCATTGGTGTTGCTGAAGATTTTGAGTTATTGAGATTTTCACATAAACCATATGATAATGATACAAAAACAGATGTTAAATATGATTTTCATTTCTATAGTGGTAATGTTAATAATGTTACGACCGCAACAAGTAATGATTGGGTGAATAGTTATTTACCTGAAGGATTTGATAAGAGTGAAATATATTATTATGAAAAACCTTTTACCAAGTCATTCTTTAAATTGGATTTCTATGATACAATGGATGGTAAATCACAAACTAATTATTTCACAATAATTATCCCTGTTCAACAGGGGTTTACGGAATTGGTTACATTATCTCCTTACATTCCGGATGTTTTAATTAAACGTCCATCTTACAAATTAGATTTTGTTGGTGATAAGGAAGGTTTTTTCATTTATTGGTTAAAGAATATTAAGTTTTATAATTTAACTACTTTTTATATGAGTGCTAAATTTTTTGATGGTAAGTTAGGTGTGTTTGTTAAAATGATGAAAGTACCTCAATCATCACCATTGATTCCAAGTGCTTTCGAGTTTGAATCAAAGTATTTTTATTATAAAGTTAATTTAGATTATGTTAATAAAACATATGAGATTTTAGATGAGTTAAATGTTAGAGTAGGAACAACTAGTTCCATAAAATGGTATGAATATATAAATCCATAATGAGTGCAAATACTTATCGTATAAGAATATCTCCTGAAGTAATTAATGGTGATGTTTTTAAAATTAGTTATATCGGAGACCCGTATCTTGAACAACAAAAAATACCATTTTGTTGTGATATCTATACTCGTGAGGTGACCAAGTATATTGATGGGAATGCTTATGTATATTCGTCAATGACTCAAATATTAACAGGTGCGACAGGAACAACCGCGACTTCTAATATTTCAAAAGCAACACTCAAACGAGGTACATCATTATTAACAGGAATGACTATTCCAATATTAATAACTGAAAATACTGTGGACGTTGGATATTATTCTGTATTTGATGGTATGATTGTTCAACAAGAAGTTATGACTAACTTTTTATTTTCGGCTAATACCGCATTCCCCTATACGTACAATTTTTATAATACTTCAGATGTTGAATTTAAAAAATATTTAGAGTTTTCATCTTATGAAATAGATTGGGGTGATGGAACACCAAAACAAACGGTTACAAATGTCAGTCCTAATTTTTATTCGCATCCATACTCACAATCCGGTGAATTTACGATTAGTATGTCAGGTATGAGTCCGTGGGGTTCTAATGTGGTAAAGAAAACGGTTACAGTACCATTTACTAATACGACTATATTAGACCCAAAAGGTACGACTTGTTTTACTCCAATGGGTGGTAGTTGGTCGGCAACACCAATTTGTTATGACTTTATTTATAGTGGTGATACGAGTTGTGAAACTTATCAAAGTGGTATTAATCCTTATTTAACCGTACCATTAGTTGTTAGTGGATACACTCAATCAACTGTATCGGATTTAAGAGTTTATGGTAACAAATCTACTTTAGTTGATGGATATTATAAGATTGGTGTTCAAATAACAGGCACAACAGGTGTTGTTGGAACATATTGGGGGGGAAGTGCAAACGGTAATCAATTATACACCGGGTATACAATAAATGGAGTTGATTACTATGATTATAGTGATGGAACAACACTCTTTGTGGTTAGTGGTGTAACACCGATAGACACGGTATGTGAACCAATTGTAAAAAATGAGGCATTATTAAATGTAATTGATGAGCCGGAAGTTCAATCCAATGTGTTCATTGAACGGGGAAAAGTTTCTGGATTTGAATCAATGGAACGATTAGGTGAAGTAGATAATTTGGGTGACCTTGAAAAATATGGGTATAAGTTTTTTAATATAATTAAAATTGATTAAAAACATAAATTTGATATTTATCAATATGAAACAAAAAAACACTAAAAATAATAAATTAATTAAAAAAGAAATATAATGGCGACTGGCACCTATGGAACTATAAGACCCGCAGATGTATCACCCGAAGATGTGGACATCATTCTTAATTATACACCATCAAGAGATGAAACAGATAATTTTGTATTAACAAAGTTAGATGCGGTATCTATATTGAGACCTTATTTTAATAATTCACAGACAAATCCTTCAAGTCCTAACCCTAATGTAGAAATATTAGGTGGGTTATACAATTTAAGATTGCCTGCGGAACAATTTAACCAATTAGGTATCTACACCTTATACATAAGACCTGCGGAGATTAGAACGAGTATATTAGATTGTGGTGTGTTATCATCATTACCTAACGTAAAAGGACTTGTTATTGATTTAAATAATGTTCCAAGTCAATTTAGAAATAAATTTGTTAATCAAGGTTTAGTTGGTTTTAGAATTGAGTATTTAAACTCTGATGGAACAAAAATACCTAATTTTTTTAGAATTGTAACATCATCATTCTTTTGTGAACCGGTTGTACAAAATTTAACAAATACTTCACAAAAAGCAATTAGATATAGATATACTGATAACAATACAAATTTAATCTTTTGTACTGTTTCTCCGTCGTCATCTCCGACAAACAAACCAAATGCGACCCCATATATTGGGCAGCCAAATCAAACTATTATAATGTCTAATACCTTCTTTAATCCGATAACACTTGATATTGAGATTGCAGACCAAGATTTCTCAACATTGGCAATTGCTCTTTATGGTAATCAAACTAAATCTATGGATGATGGTATTTACACTATTTACGACGCGAATAACAACATTTACCAACAATATAATCTATACGAAATTAGAGACCAATTTAATACGTTATTATATGAAGTTAGACAAAATAGAGGTGATAATATTGATTTTAGTAAAAACTTTACAAACATAACTGAATAATGGCATTACAAAAATTTACATGTCCTCCACAAGGTCCATCCGGTGCAAGTTCATTCTCTGATGATTTAGTTGGTTTCCAACTAGTTACGGGGGGTGGTTTGACACAGGGTAATTTTGAATTTGCGACTTCTTTTAACGAAAAGACAAATAGAAAGTTTAACACAGGTACATTCTCCGACCCAATCAGTTTAGAAGGGTTAGGATTAGAGAGTACACTTCAGTCAAGAACTATATTTGAAAATAACTTTAAAGTTTATCCAAATTTTGATTTAAGTCAAATTACTAATTTTACTCAATACGGGTCTTTAGTGAAAAGATTATCCACAGCAGTTGAAACAATCATCGCAAAATTCCCTGCGGCGCTTGAAGCAACCCTTATGGGTGAGAACTATATTAAAGGAGAAACGGCAACAAATATAAGTTATAATGAGATTGACAATATTACTAGTTTTGATTTAGATGTCGCTCGTTTAAGGAATCCTTTTGCGATTGATTTTACTATTAACTCAACTAGAAACCTTGAATTAAAAGAGATTCAGGTATCTTCGCTTAGAGATATGACGGTTCAATACGCTAATTATAGTTTATATTATAATGGTAATGGATATAATGTAACTGCGATTATTCCAACAACATCGATGACATCGGGGACTTTAAACATAAGTGTTAGTGGTCATCCATTTCCATTTCAAACAGTTACTTTTGATGATTTAGTTATTAGACCAAATGATTATGAGGTTAATAGAATTTTCAATGAACATTTAGATGAGGTTGAAAATTTTCTTTTAAATAGAAATGTTACACCAAAATACACTGCGAGTTTTAATGTGCCAAGAGACGCTGAAGATGGAACATATTTTTCTTCACAGGAATTTATAACATTCCCATTAAATGGTTCTTGGAATTTAGATATTGTAACAAATGCGTTCACCAATTATTTAGTTCAATTAAATGATATTGGTGTATCAATGGATGAGTATAAAACCAACATTGTTGCAAGATTTTTAACTACCGGTGCGTTCCAAGAGTTTGACACAATAGGTCAAAAAATGGAAAAGGTATTACAAATTTACGGTAGAAGTTTTGACGAAACAAATAAATTCATAAGTGCGTTAGCGTTTATGAACTCAGTTCATTATAACCCTGGTGATGATATCCCATCTCAGTTACTTAAAAACTTAGCGCAAACATTAGGTTGGCAAACAAATATGTCACCTGTATCTACAGATGATTTTTTAAGTTCAGTTTTTGGTCAAACAAATACTGATAGGTCTCAATATCCGGGTATTTCAGATGCTACAACACCTGATGAGTTAAATTATCAATATTATAGAAACTTAATATTAAACTCGGCATATTTGTTTAAATCAAAAGGTACAAGAAAATCAATTGAAACGTTAATGGCTTTAATTGGTGCCCCTGACGCTTTAGTTGAATTTAACGAATACATTTATTTAGCTGACCAAAGAATTAATGTTAATCAATTCAACACACAGTTTGCTCAAATATCAGGTGGTACGTATACTCAAGAACTACCAACACTTGAGGCGGGTAATACATATAGATTAAGAGATATTGAATATACTGGTTTTACAACAACCACAGTAATTAAAGATGTTAATATAACTAAAGACGAGTATCCAATGGATGATTTAGGATTTCCTAAAGCACCACCAAATACTGAGGATTTTTTCTTTGAAAAAGGTAGTGGTTGGTTTGAACAAACACCAAAACATAGAGCTCCTGAAGAAGTAAGTTTTACTAATAGTGTATTTACAGGTGCAAATCCTAATTATCAAACAGTTCTAACACCATATAGTTATGGTCAAGAATATTTTAATAGGTTTAGAGATTTTCCTTTTATGACTTTAGGGTATAATCTAACTCAAACTATTGATAATAATAAAAGTTGGGTTGATACCGAAGTTGGACTACGTTCAAATTTAGAAGGTGGATACAACGCAAGATATTTTACAACAAACGATGCGTTAGTTCTTAATGCCAAAAATACCGATTTATTTTTGAATCCGGCTCAAGGTCTTTCATATGATGTATGGACTATGTCAAGGGAATATAATTTCCCAATACCAAATGAAGGTTTAAATTATATTCAACCAACATATTGTGACCCGAATCCGGTATCTAATTATCCAATGAGAGGTGGTGTGGATTGGACAGAAATAAATCCACAACCAAAACGTAAGACATTCTTTGAGTTTGCTCAAACATTTTGGAAAAACATGATTAATGTTAGAAATAGACAATTCTCAACTGACGGTAAAACAATGGGGTATCCAACCCTTCAGTCAATTTATTGGAAATATTTAGACGCTCAAAAATTAGCCGGAGTACCGGATGGTAGTTTCAACTATACTAATATGATTGAGTATGTAGATGGAATGGGTGATTATTGGGTGAGATTAGTTGAACAAATGGTTCCAGCAAGTACAATATGGAATACGGGTGTTAAATATGAAAACTCTATCTTTCATAGACAAAAATTTGTTTGGAGAAGACAAGAAGGTTGTCAATTAATACCAGTTCCTTGTAACCCATGTTCAATGGTTAGTAACCTTTACACTTATGACTGTGATGTTCAGTCAGTACAATGTTCTATCTATCCATGGCAAACTAATCCTCTATTGACAGAATTTAGTGCGGTGTTAGGATATCTGTTAACTAATTATTTGGAGCCACAAGGTTATGAGTTAGATGATTGTAAACTGAATACTTTAAAAAGTACTTGGTATGTGGTGTTAAGTTTAGATGATGTTGAAATAGTTCAAAATCAATTCTTTACAGGTACAGGATATACAAACACTGATTTGAGTTCACCAACAACGGCTCAATGGAACACCGCATTAGAAACTGCATTAAATGGTTTAGATTTGTACGGTTATGAGTATATTTTAAATGATACTGACGTTATTGTTTATAACTCAATTTGTTCAGTAAATGATACGGGAATCAATTTTAAATTGAATGTTGGAATAAATTTTGAAATTTTATGTAATTAATGGCTTGTAGTTTATCATATGTATTAACGAGTTTATCGGGAGATTGTACTAATTCTAATTTAGGTGGGTTTAGTATTGATATAACAGGAACCGCACCGGATTATAGTATTCAGTGGGTTAGTCCTGCGTTAGGGACTATTGTATTAGGTGCCGGTGTTACAGGTTATACCGCAACAACACTGTCGGCGGGAACATATTCATTTAATATCCTTGATTCATGTTCACCTACTATGACTTCATTACCGGTTAATATTAATATTTCTAGTGGTACATGTGCAAGTATTGTTGGGATATCAAACACGACGTGTAATAACAATAATGGGGTATTAACAGGGCAAACTTCTAATCTTTATGGTATAAGTACGTTTAGTTTATATAATACCTTAACAGGTTTTATTACTTCAGGGGTATCATTTACTAATAATTATATTTTTAATGATTTATCTCCGGGTATATACTACGTTAATGCTGACGATGGTGGTGGATGTAGTGGTCAGAGTGAAACAACTATTATTCAACCTTCGACAAATATTACGTGGGGATTTTATACTGTAATGGATTCCGGATGTGGTAATGTTGATTCGGGAAAAATATATGTAACAGGTCTTACCGGTAATCCACCATTTACTTATTTATGGTCAAATGGTGAAACAACAGATTTTATTACGGGTTTAACTGCGGGTGTTTATTCCGTAGTGATAACAGATAGTTTAGGATGTACACAATCACAAAGTGCGACTGTGACAGAAGTTGACCCATTAGGATTTGGTGAATTTAGTGTGATACCTCCAACATGTTTTAATAGTGATGGTCAAGTAACTCTTGTAATTACGGGAGGTACTGGTCCATATTATTATTCAGCATCGACAGGGGTGGTAGCAGTTTCTTTTAGTTCGTCTCAAACATTTTATAATATTGGTGGTGGACCATTTGCTGTTGAAGTTACTGACGCGGCTTTATGTAAAATAACTCCAACAACAACAATTATACCTCCAAACGGGTTTAATATTGTAAGTATAACAACAACTAATTCAAATTGTGGTAATCGTGATGGTAAAATAAATATTGAGGTAAGTGGTGGTGCAGTTCCTTTTACTTATACTTTAACAGATTCTTTAGGTAATAGTATTATTGACCCTACTAATTTTAGAAGTTGGGCTTTTCCTAATTTAGCGTCGGGGACTTATACTTTAACTATTTCAGATAATGGGGGTTGCACTTATGTTAGTTCACCTATTTCTATAAATAATGTTCCTTTATTTACGTTTACTGCAGATACTACCGGTACAACCTGTAATTTAAATAATGGTTATGTTGCCATTACAGTATCAGGTGGTACACCGCCTTACACATATACCGTTGGGGGTGAATTTTCTTATGAATCTATTCAAACACCATTAAGTGCTTATACTTTTAATAATTTATATTATGGAGATTATTCGTTAGAAATAACAGAATCAACTCCTGGTGTTATTTGTAAGCAAACAGGTAGTTTTGAAATAGAAACATCAAATAATGTTGATTTTATGTTATCAGGTACTAACGCTAACAATGGTAATGATGGAACAGTTTCTGCATATATTACAAATGGAATACCACCATTCACATTATTATGGAGTAATAACGTAAATGGTCAAACAGGGTATTATTTAAGTAATTTAAGTGCCGGAACATACAGTTTACAAGTAACCGATAGTGAAGGATGTGTTAAAAATAGAGAGGTAACTATAGACGGATTTGATTCAATATCGTCGTTTCAAACGTTTAATATTTGTGATAGTGAATTTGAAAACATTGGTGAGTTAGTTAAAAAAGGACCTAAACAAATGTTGAATGAAGGGTATTATGATTTAACATCCGGATACACAAATTGTATACTTAATCAAGCGGTATTCAATATTGTCGCAACAATTGGAGTTATTACTAATATTTCACAATTTTATGTCAGTACCGCATTAAATGATTTCCCAACAGATAATGAATATTTTGACGCTTTAGTTGCGTTACTAAAAACTTTTGACCAAGTTGCTCAAGTTAATATTGACCCATTAAATAATGGGATTCAAGTGATTGCAAAATGTGAAGAACAATATTTGGTAGCAACTGATGTAACTGTTGATATGTTTATTGAATATAATATTTCTTGTCAATATTGTAGTTTACCACCAACATTAACTCCAACGTCAACACCAACACAGACACCAACACCTACTAACACACCAACACCTGGTCAATCGCCAAGTCCAACACCTACTCAAACAATGACACCAACGCCTACTCAAACAATAACCCCAACAATGACTAAAACTCCAACACCTACACCAACATTAACACCTACACCAACATCTAGTTCGGCTCAATTATGGTATTTATATTCGTCTTGTTTATTAGTGGATGGAGAGTCACAAGTTATCTTACAACCAATATTAGTATTACCGACATTAACTATTGGTGACGTGTTTGTTTTCAATGTACCGGATAGTAAACCTGAATGTTGGTCATTAATTAATACTTATAATGGTTTACCATCATCAATTCCGTTTGGTGCTTTAGTATTTAATACTAATTATTTCACATCAGTATCTAACACTATTTACCCATTTAATGAAGGTAGAGAATGTGATGAATGTCAAGAAGGTATAAATAATATTGAACCAATAACTAATAATTTTTTAGTTACAGTATATAAATCTAATTGTAACATAACAAATATTTCACCACCATTTTACTTTTCTAATGATTCTACATTCCCAATTGATATTAGTAGTCCATTTGTTGGTGTACATTCAGGTTTTAATGGTGATTTATCCATAACCGTTGTTAGTACATTAAATCAAAGTCAATGTGTTTCCTTGATTGTAGATGGTGTAACTTATTTATCACCACAAACAATAACATTTAACTATCTTGAACCTCAAACTCAAGTTGTTGAGTTTTTAAATGTAAATATATCTGAGAATTCTACATTTGAAATTAATCTGACCGGAGGGTCTTGTTTATAATAAAAAACCCCCTCGTTAAAAGGGGGTTATTTTTTTTACCATATTTTTTCTTGTTTCATATGACCTATAACACAACAGTAAGCATCTGTTTGGTCAAAATTTTCTTTTTTCAGGGTATTGTTTCTTGTATATAACCAAGTGATTTGAGGTTCTTTTTTGGCTATTAAATCCCATATAATCATTTTCTTGTCAATGTCTTTAGGAAGTCCTCCGAATAGTACGTATTTACCTTTATCATTTAATTGAGTTAACTCCGGAAAGGCGAATTTACGAGAATTGTATGTTGATATAAAATCAGGTACGACACCTAATACATCATATATCTCTTTAGTAACTAAAGTATTGAACCTTAATAAAGTTTGAACTGTGTAAACATTGTTTGAGTTCAATAAAGGTTCTTCAATAATAACTTTAGTAATACCCATGTCTTTATATTCTAAAAGTTTAGTTCTAAAGATTTGACCTTTTAGAAGTAATTCTTTTATTTTATTTTCTTCTTTTGGTTTTGGAACGGGTGATATATGAGTTAATTCAAGTAGTTGTTGACTTTGTATATCAAATAACGCCCAACCAATTGTTTTTGTACTCACATCTAATCCTAAAACTTTAGGACTTTCTTTAAGTGTTTTTTTCATAATTTATTAGAAATCAAATTTAACCAAAAACTGTTGAATCCCTTGTCTTAACACAGGAGATTGTAGCTTTGATACAATCATAAGATTCATATCAGAATCGTAAAGCCCAATTTCAGTAATATATGAACTTGTTCCTTTAGTCCATGTAGGGTTTGATGTTGATTGAAACTCTGCTTGACCAAGATTAATCTTATATTTCATTTCATAAATGGTTGCTTCAATATCCGTTTCTAATGAACCGTAGAAATAATATTCATCACCAAAATTTAATGAAGGTGAAGTTGTATTATTATCTACTAATGGAATGAATAGATTTAAGTTATAATCATCAGCCGCTGCATAGTTTTCTTCAGTGATTGTAAATGTTGTTCCTGTTAAACTATCTACGGTTAAATAACCATTGATTGTGGTTGCACTTATTTGAGGTGTAAAATCAATTATTTTCCAATCATTCGGGTCAGGTCTACCTGTACCAATTACTTTTTGACAAATAACTTGGAATGTGTCAGCGTAAAACCCTGTTATTAAGTCACAGGAAGGACACAGAGTCGTTGTTGTTGTCGTTGTGGTAGTTGTGGTTGGAATTAACGTTGGTTGGTTTAAACAAGGGAATTCAGCTCCAAATCTAATTGAAACGTTTTGTTCAGTTAAACCTCCACAAGAAATGTTTGGTCCTTGAATTTTGGTGTAGTAATTACAATGTAATGAATTCGTAAAAATATCGGTATTACTAAATCTATAAGTTACGTACATATATTCAGTGTCCGCTGTTAATATACCGTTAACTGTTGGTTGATTATTCTCAACCACACAAGTGTTAGGTGTTGTTAGACCAACTTTAGGTGCGGGTAATGTCCAGTTACGATTTGACTTGTAAGACATTGCTGCGATAATCTCCTCATCATCAATTATAATAATTTGTGAATCAGGGAACACTTTACCAACTCTACTTGGTAACCCGTTACTATTTGGATGGGTGTCCCAAAGTTGATAATATCTAATACCCGGCATATTCATATCCGTATTTTTAGTAGAATATAAATACTCAACTTCAAATAATGGACTTCCTTCATCAGTTAAGTCATCAAAACCCGGTGGGTCAACCCAAAAAGTTTCACCTTTACAACATTCAGGATTTTTATGCCACATTAACCAAGGTAAATGTAATCTAAAGTTACGAGCTTCACCCGTTGTATCTGTAGGATTATTAGGGTCGTAAGGTTCAAAGGCAAATTTCTCACCATAGAAGAAATCAATTGATTGATTAGTATAGTGAATAATAGCAATAGCTTTTTGCTCACTTGGTTGAACAACAACTTGTTCATCAAATGAATTATAATAATAAACAACACTTGTATCGGTTTGTCCACTATCTGACATATATCCAAAATATTCTTTACTACCTAAATAAGACGCTGAACCAAAATATTGATAACCTTTATAAAATGAATCATACAACCCAGCAGGATTTTCCGACCAAGGAATATTCATATTCCAAATTTTAACATCGGACTCGTCTGTACTACATAAAGATTCAAAATTAATAACATTTTGATTCCAATGAGAACTTGGTGTAACACTATCGTATATTGTAGTCATATTTGGTGGGTATACTAATACTCTAGCAAAACATCCACTTGAAAAGTTTGAAAAATCAGGTGTTGGTCTGTCTAATGTATAATGACCTAAACAAATATCCACAATTTTATAAGTTAATATCGGATAACAACTACTCATTGACATCTCACAGTTAGGTGGAGTCGGAGTCGGAGGTAATGGTGTTGTACAACAAGTTGAGGAAGGTGTTGGTGTAGGTGTAGGTGACTCACATAAATAAGTTGTTTGAGTTGGTGTTGGTGTAGGGGTTGGTGAAGAATCTATTGATGGTGTTACTGTTGGAGTTGGGGTTGATGTTGGTGTTACACCTGGTTCACAATAACAATTATATTCTCCTTGACCATCATAATATATTGTAACAAAATCACCAATCATTGGTAATCTTACAATATTTGAATTACACCCTGAATATACTAATTGAATAACACTACCACCTGTTAATGTAGACATATCTACAAGATAGTTAGAGTTAATTGTATATTGGCTATTTGTTAACGCACTCCAATTAATTGTAGTTGCGGTTGTATTACCTGTAAAAAATCCTCTCATAGCCGCTCTATTATATACAGTTTGAGGAACTGACGCCATATAAGGGATTCCATATGTATTACCGGTTATTCCGTCAACATAATATGGATATTTAACATTTTGTTTGTTAGATTCAGGTTTACCTGTTGAATTTTGAGCATTAAACGCTGGCTCAAGAATTTTTGTTGAGGTTTGATTATAAGGTGTTCCGGTTAATGTATTATAAGACACTTCACTATCACCTACTTGAAAATAAGATATGTTAAAACTACCTTCTGATAGTTTTTGTCTTGCAGTATCGGTTAGTCTTGTACTAAGTAAACCTTGTGTATTTTTTAATATGTATCCCATGTGATATAAATATTCTTATTTTTTTTATTTTTAATTGACACTTATTATTTCTACTCTACAACATCCACAACCACTAATACTAGCGTTACCAATTGAGAATAAATCCTGACTTGATGTGTAAGTACAAGGTGTTAATGGGTCGTTTTGTGTTATTGTCGTTGTTGTGTTTAATATAATATTGTCTGAAGACGTAAAATTTAACGAATTCCAACTTTCGGTATAATAATCTAAATAATTAACTAAATTTTGGCAACCTTGTATTGGATTATAATCAGTGTTAGTTGTTGTTAAACCACTTGTTGTTAGTGGAATAGAAACATTATTTTTAGATAATATAGTATTAGTCGTTAAAGTTGCTGTGGTAGCGCTTGGTGAATAATAAAAAGTGTTATAATGTAATATGTTAAAATTAACCGTAATACCACTTGGTAATGCCGGAATTACACTAAAAGTTGTTGTGTATTGTTTAGTTAATGTTGTATTTGTGTTAACTGGATTTGTTATTGTTGTATTTAATTTTAATTGATATAATGTCGGAGGTGCCGGCGCATTCAATGTCACGTTATTACTATTAGTATTACCACTCGAATCAATAACCTTAACACTATATATTCCTGAACACAAATTAGTAAATGTTGGGGAATTAAAATATGTAATACCATTATCAATTGAGTATTGATAAGGTGGATAACCTCCCGACGCGGATACCATTAAATTACCATCACACGTACAAATTGGTTGATTAACACTAAAAGTCAATGAGTTAACTCCTAATGGGTTACAAACCCCTTCATTTACTACCACAGTCCCGTTGGCTCCTAATATATACCAAGAGTTAAGCGGGGGTACTGATGATGGTAATGAAGAAAACATCAAATAAGATAAATTACCACCTGTTAGTTTCCATTTATTAATAGAAGTGTCCCAAGTGATTAAATAAGTATAATCGTCTGACACCCATTGATTGTAATCATTAGAATCAACACCATAAGGGTTAAAATGTATTTGTAAATTATCTATACTTGAATTTAAACAAAAATTATATTCTATTTCCATAATTAAGTTGTTGAAGTTAATTGACATATAGTACTTGCTGTAAAATCACCCCAATAATCAACAACAGTCACAGGATAAGAACCAACAGGTAAATTCATAACCGCGGGGCTAATATTCCCTAATACAGGACCACCCCAAATATATTTATAAGGTGGTGTACCACCGGTTATTGAGACAGATACTCTACCATCATTTGATGTTGGGGTTGTTGGGTTAATCGAATCACACTCAATTGTCATTGGGAATACCGTTATTACATCACATTCATTAGATTGAATAAAAGTAATTGCTGGTTGTGGTGGAGGTGGGGGAAAACAACTATAAGCATTTTCAATACAATCAGAGCAATCGGGATATAATACGACACTTCCATTTCCCGCATCATATATTAATGACCCGGAAAGTATTGGTCCTTGTATTAGAGTTGCACATCCACTGAATGAAGGTATTGTTATTGAATAAACACTACCTAAAATCGGGAAAGGTAAAGTAAGGTCATTTACTCCGAAAAAATTATCGGATTCATCAAATTTTTCGCAACATTTTTTAAAATAATATATCATTATAATTTGTTTCAGTTATACTATAAATAATCCTTTATTTGTTTTTTCACCAAAGATTTCATAACTTCCACATATTTTTTTGTTGAACTTTGAGAACTTACATAATCAAAAAAGTTAATATCCTCTTTTAATTTATCTAATGGGTTAATATTAATAAAATCTCCTTTATAAAATTTATCTTGTTTTTGGTTACCGGTTACTCCTGCCATATGAAGAATTGGTTTATCTTCATATATTTTTATTGAGTCAGTTGCCCATGAAAATTCAAACTCGGGTGTAATTCTTGTCTCAATTCCGTGTAACCATAAGTTCCATAATAATGACCACATTTCTGCGGTCCAAAATTGAATTTCACCGGGACTTATTGGGAATCTTCTTTGATAATCTAACATTTGGTCATATAGTGGAACACAATCTGCATAAATTTTTTCCCATAATAACCAATCGGTGTTTTTAATTAGGTATTGACCACCACCTGAATTTTCTTGATTACATTCGATACATTCGACTGAAACACCAATAACATCAGCCATTTCGTTAAGTAATTGACCTTTACCGGATGTAGGGTGAGCACTTTCATAACGATTACAACAATCCATAATATAATTATATCCGATATAACCTATGGTATCGGATAAGTAAGTAATATCGTCATTAATTAAACTATCAAAATTTGGTAATTTTCTAAATATAATATCAGAGTCGTGTAAGAAAAAACATTTACCATATTCAGGAAAATCTTTTAACCATTTTGAAATTAAAAAAGGTTTAACTGTTGGTATATAATGTTTTTGAGGTCTATCGTCAATATAATGATGTACGTTAACACCCGTATCTTTTAATTTTAAAGATTCTTCAGTTGGTTTACCATCTTCACTTATTATTCCAAGTAATACGTGTATTTGATTTGGGGGGACACCATGTTCAATAAAGTTATGTATATATACCATTATTTGCCAATGGAAATATGGTACATCAGGTTGAGCTGTAACAAAAATCATAATAATTAAAACGTTTTTAATTAAATATAAATGACAATCAAATGTAATAAATGGTAAAGATGATGATATTTATATAATATGAAACTGATTAGAACAATATCAAATTTGGTTACAGAATCTAAAAGAATTTACGAAGAGGCCTGTGAAAAAGGTGTCAACGAAAAAGAATTAGATAGATTAGAAAAAAACTACAATGAATCTTTAAAACTTTTAAAGTTGTACGAAGGTTTAGGTAAAAAAACGGAATAATATTACGTTCCGTAAACTATTTCAATACCTTCAATGTGTATAGTCCATCTTAAAGTTTCTCCAACAACACCGGTTACCTGTATGTCTAAAGCGTCATTAGTATCGTCAGCGGTAATTGCAACGTCATAAGATGAGTTAGTTTCTACATCAGTACCAATAGTTGATACAGTACCGATTAAAGAAGTTACTCCACCTACATTCTTAATCGCAACTTTTCTTATATAGTGAGCTCCTCCTGAACCATCTGATTTAATACCACCAATATTTACTGTAACAAACATTGCAGTTCCTGCAATTACGGATATAAGTTGAGTTGTTCCATCTAAAAATATATTAACTGGTGTCGCATTTGTTGTTTTATTTCTACCAACTAAGTCAATTTGTTGTGATGTTCCTTTTATTAAACCATTAAAACTACCTGAAGAAAAAGACCTTTGACCGAAACGAGGTGCACATGATAATGTTCCACCAAGAATTGATGAATAACAACCTGTGGTAGTGTTGCCACAACCTCCACCAATAAATGAATGGGTACCACATGAAATATTTGATATACCACCAACAATTGCCGAACAACCACTAAACACGACATTTCCATTACCACCACCAACAAAAGAACCTGATGAACAAACCCCATTTACGTTTCCACCAACAATTACAGATAGGGTTGTACTTGATAATGCGGGTGTTGCAATACAGTTTGATTGACCACCACCAATAAAGTTAGAATCACCATGAGTTCTATTTGACATACCGCTAACAATTGCTGAGTATCCATATACCCATTGGCATGTAATACAGTTTCCATTACCCCCACCTATAAATGAAAAACTTAAACGAGTTGTATTATTATTACCCCCACCAATAAATGAAGAGTTTCCTATAGTAATATTACAATAACCACCACCAATTGTTGAACATCCCCCACTTGAATTATTCTTTTGACCACCACCAATTGTTGAAGTATCTCCTGATGAGATATTATTATATCCACCACTGATTGTTGAAGTGGCTCCTGATAAACGGTTTTTAGCTCCACCTCCAATTGTTGATATTCTACCACATATCACATTACTATAACCACCACTAATTGTTGTGAAATAACATGATGATGATGTATTATCACAACCACCGGCAATTACCGAACAATTTCCACAAGCGCGATTTTTATATCCACCACCAATTGTTGAGGTAGCACCGGATGAGACATTACATCTACCACCAACAACAGTTGACCAACTACCTGAAGATAAATTACAAACCCCACCACCAATTGTTGAACACGCCCCTGATGCGATGTTTCTATAACCTCCACTTATTGTTGATAATTTACCCGCATTAAATGTACAAGTTGGACTAGTCGTTACAGCTCCTGTTGTAAAGTTAAATGTTCCTCCACTAGTATTATTAAAAATACCACCACCGATAGTTGTACCTAAAGAACAACATTCGTTATTTGGTGATTGTATTCTATTATTAAGACCACCACCAATTGTTGAAAATCTTGCATTTATTATGTTAATACAACCACCACCAATTGTTGAAGTATAACCTGAAGAATTATTATTACTACCACCACCAACAGTTCCAAGTATTCCGTAGACACGATTGTCAATACCACCCCCAATTGTTCCACCATCACCAAAAATTCTTTGTGATTGACCACCACTAATCGTTGCTCCTAAACAATACACAACATTTAATGCACCTCCTCCAATGGTTGAAGTATTTCCGCTGATTACATTATCAATTCCACCCCCAATGAATGAATCACTACCCGATACACTATTAGACCTACCACCACCAATTATTGAACATAAACCTGATGCGGTATTCTTACAGCCACCACCAACAAATGAACAATTTCCTGATGCGGTATTACAAAAACCACCTAAAATTGATGACCTTAAACCTGATGCGGTATTACATTGACCACCACTTACTGTTGAATAATTACATGATGATATATTTTTAAAACCACCACCAATTGTTGAACAAACCCCTATGGCTTGATTACAAATTCCTCCGGCAATTGTTGAAGTAGTTCCTGTTGCGATATTATTACATCCTCCCCCAATTGTTGAACTATTACCCACAACAAAATTTTTACAACCACCACCAATAAATGAATGGGTACTTGTTATAGTATTTTGACTACCACCAACAATACTTGAAGTGGCTCCTGATACTGTATTACCAATACCTCCACCAATAAATCCTTGACAAAATCCACCTGAACTTGTTGTAAAATTTCGTAAAAATGGTTGTGAGGAAGAAAAAGGACTCACAGAGACAGTTGCACCACTAACATACAAGTTTGTATATGGTGAGGAATATGTTTGTCCTGTAATAACTACGTTTCTACTACATCCGAAGTTATCATATGTTAATAAAAGGTCGTTTACGCTAAATGATGATAATTGATTCCCGAACAATTGTAATGTACAAGTATTTGCGGAATATGAACTTATTAGTTGAGAATTGCCTATAAAGTTTAATGTTCCACCTCCAATTATAGAATGTCTTGCGTAACTTACGTTAACGCTTCCACCCCCAATAACACCAAATTCTAACACAACTTTATTATTATTACCACTTACAATACCACCACCATAAGAACATTGAGCCAAACAGTTACCACATCCTCCTAAAATTGCTGCTCTAACTCCATATGTTTTATTAGCTGTTCCACCGGCTATAACACCATCTTCACCAACACCTGTTGTTCCTGATATTAAGTTACCTCTACCTCCACCAATAAATCCGAATTCGTTACATATTTTATTATTTGTTCCACCTGCGATTACTGAATTTGATGGGTTCATTGTATTACTAGTTATACAATTGTAAAAACCACCACCTATTGTAGAATATGTTCCACAAACGAGATTAAGTCTACCACCGGCAATTGTTGAGTTATTACAACATGTTGTATTACAACAACCACCACCAACAAATGAAAAACATCCTGATGATGTATTTCCTAATCCACCACCAATAAATGAACAAGCACCACATGCACAATTTGATATACCACCACCAATCGTTGAATGACTTCCACATGATATATTAGACTCACCACCACCAATTGTTGAGTAATTACAATATGTTCTATTATACGAACCTCCGGCTATTGTTGAACAATTACCGTAAGTGCAATTGTGATTACCGCCACCAATAAATGAATTATAACCTGACGATAAATTATTAGTACCATTACCAATAAATGAGTATTGACCACTAGCGACATTATAACTTCCCGCCCCAATAAATGACGAATAATTACTTGATGTATTACTTGAACCACCACCTATAAAAGATTTAATACCGCTAGCAGTATTTTGTTGACCTCCAACAACACTTGACGCATTTCCACTTGCGGTGTTTAATACTCCCGCTCCAATAAACGAGCCGTATGAACCACTTGCGTTATTACAATAACCCCCACCGATAAATGACCAATTTCCTGTTGATGTATTTTTACAACCACCACCAATAAATGAATGTGTTCCTCCACTAACTATATTTTGTCGTCCACCAACCACAACTGAAAAATCTGTTGTTGCAGAGTTTGATAAACCACCTAATACTGCACTACAATTTCCTGATGCAAGATTACTAACACCACATCTAACAGATGAGTTAACGCCTGTTCCTGTAATGATTACGGCTGATGAACCACCTCCACCACCGGCAATAGGTACTAAAAGTCCATTTGTACTAACTCCAACATAACAACCACTACAAGTACTCATAGAAGTAATAATCATGTCGTTAACAAATGTCGTACAATCTCTATTTGATGTTATATTTGAACCAATAATGAAAGATTCATTATTTGAAACCGTATTATTCACACCTCCGGCTATAAAACTTCCAACACCAATGGCGTTATTTGTTCCACCACCAACTATTGATGAAAGAACACCACTTGCGGTATTTGAACCAAACGAATTCCCACCACCACCTACAAATGAACGATATCCTGATGCGGTATTACCGCAACCTCCACCAACAAAAGAACCATCACACGACGCGGTATTCTTACTACCACCACCAATTGTTGAGGTAGTACCTGATGCTATATTACAAAAACCACCACCTATTGTTGAATCATTACCTGATGATATGTTAATACGTCCACCACCAATGAATGAACAAGTTCCTGATATTGAATTACATTGACCACCGGCAATTGTTGATTTATCACCACAAACGGTATTTGATTGACCACCTCCAATAGTTGAACTATCACAATAAGCTTTATTACCACCACCTCCGGCAATTGTTGAGTTGTTGGATAAGGCTTGATTACAATAACCACCACCAACGGTTGCGTCACCATTATTTGGATATGGTCCGGTAACACAAGCTATATTATATCCACCACCTGCAATAGTATTTCTTGGTCCGACAACAAGATTACAACAACCACCACCTATTGTTGATGTATTTCCTGATATTCTATTTAAATGACCACCACCAATAAATGAATGAGTTCCTCCGCTAATAACGTTTTGACAACCTCCACCAATTGTTGCTCCGGATGTTGTTAATATGTTACAAAATCCACCACTTATAGTTGAATCATTATTTGATACCGTATTACAACGACCACCTCCAATTATTGAGCAACAACCCGATACGACATTACAATAACCACCACCAATTGATGAAATAAATCCTGAAACCTCATTTCTACATCCACCACCAATAATTGAGGCATTCCCTGACGCAGTATTTCTAGTACCACCACCAACAGTTGAAGCGAAACTTCCTGATATATTACAACGACCACCACTTATTGTTGAATAACAACCTGCGTTATTATTTTTATAACCACCACCAATTAATGAATGTGTTCCACCACTAACTATATTTTGTCGTCCACCAACAACCATTGAATAATTTGTTGTTGCTGAATTTGATAACCCTCCTAACGCGCCGGAATTATTACCACATGCTAGATTATTAACATCTCTTCTAATTGATGAGTTAACACCTGTTCCACTTACAATTACAACAAATGGTGAACCACTAATTGCTTCGTCAATTGTTGATTTATATGATGAACCTGCAGGATTCTGAGTCGGGTTATTAGTATCAACAATGTGAATTAATGTTTGATTAGTTGTAAACCCTGATGGTGAATATGTTCTTTGAGTTAAAATCATTGGTTTTTGTTTTATACTATAAATAGTTCATTATTGGAAATCGAATATCTCAAAGTCCATAAATTCAAAATATTCGTAATCTTGGAATTGTTTTGGAACTGGTGGTAATAAGTTACAATATACCACTTCAAATCTTTCACAACCATCCCCATAAATAACTTTAATACCTACTGCGGCAACATTATTAAATTGTGGAGGTAAGACAATAACATTATCCGGAGGTACTGATGTAACAATTGTTGCAATTAATATACATTGGTTACCATAAACATCACACGCATAAATTGTATACGGGAAGTTTGAACCTGTAATTGATTGTATGTTAATTGCTGTCATATGTTAAAAAGCGTATGATGGGTTAAATGATGTAACTACCCCATTAACAACTGTTACCGCTGTAACGGGATAGTTTGATGTGGTTATTGCACCATTAACAATTATATTTGAGTTGATTGTGAAAGTGTTACTTGTAACTCCTTGTGTCACTTCAAAGTCATAAAGAGTTACCTCTTGACGTTTAGATTGACCTGATGATAATGTTCGTCCTTTAGAACTGTAATCACATGTTTGTGATGATAATGAGGGTATTTGTATATATGGTGAACTATTACCCGAAAAAGGGATGGTTGAATTATATGTGTCACAAAAATTGTAAAAACCATAAACCCTATATTTTGGATTATTTTGTGATACTAAATTTATATAACTATATTTAGCAAAAGGGTCAATATATCTTGAACCGGTATTATTGGTTAATACTCTATTATTACTTGTGGCAATTGATGAATTATTAATATTAGTTACAATAGAATTTGTAACAAATTCACAACCAACATCACAATTTGTAAAATTTAAATTATTTTGAATTGTTGGCATTGTTATTTTTAAGGTATAGTTATTAGAGGTCTCACCTGTTTCTACAATACTTGAAAAGTGGATATTATAAGTCAATTCCTCAATATTATCACCACAAGGTTGATTATTTGGTGTGTTAGGTATTGAAAGTATTGCGTATTGATAATAAAGAATATTTGTTGAGTCATTAATCCATCCAGACGATGATTTTTTCGATTCATAAGATGATTTATATGCGATTAAATCACTTAAATTACTAAAAGTCATATTAATAACACCTTCTACTGATGGACCTGGTATATTTTTTATAAATGAAATAGTATTTGTGTTTTGAAGTGAGCAAGAGATTTGTCCACCAATCGGTTGTAGGTTACATTGAACATAGTTTGTAGTTGTGTAAGCCTCGCGAGTTATTAATGAAGTTGTATTATTACAGAAAACTTGTTCAAAATTATTATTAATATTTACTGATGTTTCTGTTGCCATATACTTATAAATGTCAGAGTTTGTAATTGCGGATGTGGTACATCCTGATAGATTAAATTTAATAGTGTTTAGACCACAAGAAGCAGGGATGTTTATAATAGATGAAGTATCTATTTTATATGGGCTGTTTAAATAATCATCTAAACATAATGAACAATCAAAAGTATCTAAACAAGTAAAATAAAAATCCCAATTGGTTTGTTGATTATTTGGATTCGGAATCACTTCTAAAATTAAATAATCGCCAGGATTTCTAGATAATGATGTTAATGAAGTCACTTTAGATAAATAAGTACTATCTGGAATCCCGGAATTAATAAATGAACGCGTTGATGCTGATTTAGGTAATGTTAATAAATTTAAATTTGTAACGGTATCAACACCTATCGTTATAAATTCTAAAATAATTGGTTCACTATATGATGAACCATAAAAAGTGATTTTAAGAGTGTCAGGGACATTATTACCTTTAAACTTCCATGCAAAATAATCAGTTGTTGCTGATAATTCAAATGTTGAATTTATTGCTAATGGGATTACACCTGCCGCGGCACCGGCAAAATTAACTCTATGAGTATAATCCCCCTCTTCAGTTCCATTATCACATCTAAATGGTGCAACATTAACAGTTATTGCGTTAAAACAATCTAACTCGGCTTGTATATAATTAGTACCACCTGTTTGAGAGAAATTAAGACCATCTAATTTAACTTTATCGATTATTGGAATATAATTTCCGGCTGGTTGCATTAGATTGGATAGTGGGTGTGTATTTTCGTAGGGTGAAAATTCACTACCATAACCTGATGTAAACGCTAATTGATTAGGGTTATCAGGTCCGTACCAAAATATTCTATAATCAGATATTGTGTTTTGACAGCTACCGGTTAATTCTCCCGCAACTATTACTCCAACAGTATTAGTTTCATAATCCTCAAATCCTAATTCACACGTTTCACATAAATCGTTAGATAATATATCAATAGTAACACAACATTTTGATAATGTATCAATAATTTTAATAATTGTTGTCCCGTCAGGTACATTACCCATAATGTATGGACAGTTGTTAAATAATTGAGAATAAGTTACGTTTGATTGGAACTCATTAAAAAATTGGTCAACATTAGAATAAATGTTGAATAACCCTCCTAATGGTATTGTACCGGAATTTGTTAAACAAGTTGATGCTGAAAATGACATATATATTTTAAATTTTAAGTTTTAGTATAAGCATAACCTTCTAATCCACAAGTAGTGATACATTCTGAAGGCATTCCTGATGGAGTTACTGTTGGTGTCGGTGATGGTGTTGGTACAATTGATTCAGAACAGAAAATACAATCCGCACCTATTTGACTTCCATAAGGTCCAATTAGTAATGTAATGTTATCAATACCAATTGTGTTATTATTTATACCCATATAACTGATACAAATAATTTCACCATTAACATTCGCTTGATAAACTTCAAATTGTGTGATAGTATTACCGGTAGGTGTTATAATTTGATTAGTTGTGAATAACATCTTACCTGTACCATAACACTCTTGGAATTGATAACTATAAGGACATACTATATTGTCGTCTATAGTGTTAAATGTTACCCCACCTTCAAAAGTACAATCACGACTAATCACCGGTGACGATGATGGTGTTATTGTTGGAGTTGGAGTTGGTGTTGGTGACACACTTTGAATTGTTGCGCTTATAATAACATTACATAAGTTAGTTGGTGTCGGAGTTGGTGTTGGTGTTGAGGTTGTTGTTGGAGTTGGAGTAGGTGTAGGTGTTGCGGGAAAATCACAATCAAAAATAGCTGAAAAATTTAAACTTGAACAATTTTGAGTTGGACTAGGTGTGGGTGTTGGACACGCTCCACTTGAGAAATAAACATCATCTAAATCCGGACATGGGTTAAAACAAGGTGACTGACCTGATAAATCACAAGTTCCGTCTAAAGCGGTTGATAAACACCATTGAGTTGACCCTGTGTTATAATAAATAAATAATCCATTTGTTTGACCGGTCCAATATAGTTCGGAGTTATGTGTCCCGGCACTAAAATAGATATCATCAAATGTTGGGTAACCAGTGTTTGAAAGGCAATATATTGAACTACACGGCATATTATAATGTTAAATTTAAAATTGATTCACAATTATTGTCATCAATAACTTTTATGTTAAAAGATGTTAACGAACTCCAAATAGGTGGTATTGTTACATTATATGGAAACGTTGAAATTGTGTCTATATATATTGATAAAGTAATAGGGTTATCGCATAGATACACTTGAAAAGGCGATGCTCCGGTAATATTACTTATAGTTATTTGTGTGCTCATTTCTTTAGGTTATCTCAATAAATATAATGGGAATGAAAAACTTGTGAAGATTGACAGTTATATTATTTTTTCTTATCTTTGCTGTATGTCAGATGATGCGGAAATTTTATTAGAAATACTACACGATATTCTTGGAGATGAAAAACTCCACTATGAATCAAAAGGTCAAATATCTTTTGACTGTCCGATATGCGATGAAGACCAACATAAAGGAAACCTCGAGGTAAATTACTTTGAACACGTATATAAGTGTTGGAGTTGTGGTGATGAGAATAACACAAAAGGCCCTCTTGGTAAACTTATAGATAACTTTGGAGACAAGAAACAAAAGAAAATATATAACTTACTTCAACCTGAAAACCATAAACCAAAAGAGAAACGTAAGGATTATTTAAAGTTACCGACAGGATTTACATTATTTAAAGATAGTAGTTTGGTTTATCCGGTTCGTCGTCAAGCTTACAATTACCTTAAACAACGTGGTATTACTGATGAGATTATTGAGAAGTATGGTATTGGGTTCTGTGATACGGGAGCATTCTCGGGTAGAATTATTATACCGTCTTATGATAATAAGGGTGTTTTAAATTATTTTATTGCAAGAAGTTGGGACCCAAACTCAAGGGCAAAATATAAAAATCCTGAAGCGTCCAAAGATGAGATAATATTTTTTGAGAACACAATAAATTGGAATGAAGATATCCATCTTTGTGAAGGTGCGTTTGATGCTATATTCCTACCTAATAGTATTGCTATGTTAGGGAAACATATGTCCGAGTTATTACTTAACACGTTGTATGAGAAAGCTAATGGTAATATAATTATATGTCTCGATTCAGATGCTTGGGCAGATGCTGTTAAGTTATACCACAATTTAAATGGTGGTAGATTATATGGTAAGGTTAAAATAATAAAATTAACGGGTGATGCTGATGTTGCCGATTTAAGGGGTAACATCAGTGATTACTATTATAAAATGAAATAGATGATTGATTTAAATGAAGTTGCAAAAGAAATAAGAGGGTTATTAGATAAACGAAGAGAAGAACTTGAACTAACATTCGTTGAGGACACCCACACTTATTATATGAAGGATGAGACCGGAGTTATTAGAAGTGATTATCCATCAGTTAGTAAGGTAATGAAATACTTCTATGAAGAGTTTGATACTGAAGGGATATCATTCAAGAAAGCCAAAGGTGACGTGTTTGTCCAACAACAATTATTAGATGAGTGGAAAGCTGCTGGGGATTATTCAACTAATATGGGTAGTAGGGTTCACTATATGTTAGAGAAGAAAACCATTGAAATGTTTGGAAATTACAAAGAAGTAAGACAACCAATATTTGAATGTGACTTCACCCAAATATTAAAAGGTGATAGTATGATATCTGCCGGAACAGCATACTTAAACCTTATGATTGAGAGAGGTGCGGTGTTATTAGATACTGAGATTGTATTGGGTGACCCTGAATTAAAATATACCGGGCAACCCGATAAGGTATGGTTGATAATGAATAAGGAACAAACCGAGTTTGGATTAGTGATAACCGATTGGAAATCAAATAAACCAAAGAACTTTGAGGAGAGTCATTTTACCAAAAAAATGTATTATCCATTTGATAAATTACCAAACAACGCATTGGGTCACTACTTTACTCAATTACCATTTTATGGGAAACTCCTTATTAAAATGTTACAAGGAACAAAATATGAGAACATAAAATTGTATGGGTGTATTATAGTTCTTGTTAAAGAAATTGGGGAGTATGAAGAATTCCGTGTTCCAAAAGGAGTTCAAGAAACAATATTACAAATGGATATGTCGAAGTATTTGACTAAAAAATAAAAATTAACTAAATTTAAAATAAAAACATATGGACGATTTATTAAAACCAAAAATTGATTTAAAACAACAACCGACATTAGTGTGTGAGGAATGTAGTGGTATCTACTTCAAAGAAGTTGTGATGATAAAAAAAGTTAACAAATTGTTAACAGGAAGTCAGGAAGATACTATCGTTCCGTTTCCAACTTACAGATGCGATGATTGTGGTCACGTAAATGAAGAATTTAAATTATTTGATAAGTAATGAGATTAATTAAACGACCTGAAGTTTGTGGTATTTGTACCGCATCATTGTGGTGGATACCAACAATGACTTACTTCATTATGAAAATGAATGGTGTTATTGCTCCGAGTAAAGAATGGGTGTGGTGGGTAGCAATTCCTGTTATGTTTTTAATTTGGGTATTATTAAATTGGAAAATAAAAAAATAAGATGATAAAAAAATTAGTTCACTTTAGTGACTTACATATAAGATTATTTAAAGACCACGACTTATATCGTGGAATCTTGAATAATATGTTGGAACAATTCAGAGAGATTGCTCCGGACAGAATTGTCTTTACCGGAGACCTAGTTCATTCCAAAAACCAAATGACACCGGAACTTATTGAGTTTGTTGCTTGGATTCTTACGGAATGTTCTCAAATAGCAAAAACGATTATTATAATTGGAAACCACGACTTCTTGGAGAGTAACTCTTCAAGGTTGGATGCTCTTACACCAGTGATTGATTCGTTGAAGAACGACAACATCGTGTATTTGAAGAACAGAGGTGAATATGAGGACGATAATGTTGATTGGGTAGTGTATTCATTACTTGACCATAACATTCCACCTGAGATTGAAAAAACCGGTAGATTGAAGATTGGTTTATTTCACGGGCCAGTTCAGGGATTAACAACCGACATTGGATATAAGTTTGAAACCGGATTTGAAACAGATAAATTTAACGGATGTGATTTGGTTTTATGTGGGGATATTCACAAAAGACAAATCTTTAATATTCCGGGTGGAAAGAAAGCATATATGGTGGGTTCGACAATTCAACAGAACTATGGTGAGACCATAACCAAACACGGGTTTGGTATCTACAATCTTGAGACAGATGATTATTCATTTGTTGATTTGGATAATCCAAAACCTTTCTTATCATTTAAGATGAAATCATTTGATGATATAATAAACGGAACTGAAAAATTAGTTAATAGTGGGAAATCTTAGAGACAAATATACTGATGAAGAGTGGGATGAACTTGAAAGAGAGATTGAACACGAAAAAAAATTGGGACAACCCGATGATAGGTATTTAACAATTTTTGTTGATAATTTAACTAAAGACCAATTAATTCAACTCAAAAATAAATTAATTGAATGTGATACACCAAGACATCAATATTGGAGAATTGATGATTGGATAAAGTATAGAGAAAATAAAGAACGTGAGACAAATACAATTAACGACTAGTCAATTAAAATCTGTACAAGAATATTGTAAATTAAATAAAATTGAAGATGTCGACAATTTTATCACAAAATGTTTTGCGTCCGGATTTAGTATTGAAAAGTACGGGTTACTTGGTGAAGATTCGGAAAAACCGGTAGAGATTGAAATTATCAAAGAAATACGGGTTGAAGTTCCGGTTGAAGTCATCAAGGAGGTTGAAAAAATTGTTGAAGTTGTTAAGGAAGTTCCGGTCGAAACCATCAAAGAAGTTGAGGTCATCAAATATGTTGATAGAGAGGTGGTTAAGGAGGTTAAAGTGGAAGTTCCTGTCGAAAAAATAGTATATATTCACGACAAAAAAGAAGAAGAAAGTGTCACAAATTTAGACAATATTTGTGACAAACCTGAACCAATAATAGTTGAAAAAATAGTTGAAATTATTAAGGAAGTTCCGGTTGAAAAAATAGTAGAGAAAATTGTAGAAGTTGAAAAGATTGTTGAGGTAGAAAAACCAAATGATAAGGTATTACTTCTTCAAGAAACTTTACAGACATTAAAAAAAGAATTATCTTTAAAAAACACAAAGATTGAAGAACTTGAAAATAAAAATAAACAATTAGAATCTAATATCACAAATCAAAAAGCGGTGTATTTGAAAGGTTCTAACTTAAATGAAACAATGTAATATGGTATTATTAATTTGGTTACTAGCGGCATACGGAATGTCAAACATATTGGTCTATGGGTCAATATTTCAAGGATTAAGAAATTTTATAAAAGCGTGGGGTGAATCGGTATTACCTTTCAATGGGTTAGCTAAATTCATTGGGGATTTACTATCTTGTATGATGTGTACAAGTGCGTGGGTTGGTTTTTTCTTTGGAATTGCTTATTATTCACCATCAACATCTTTGATTGGAACACCAACTTGGATTGGATGGTTCTTTGATGGGTTGATTGCGTCAGGGTTTGTTTGGGCATTCAACTCGATGGTAGAATGGTTTGAAGAAAATAGACCAACAAAGAATTAGAATATGGAAAAAAGTTTAGGTGAATTTGTAATTAAGTTTTTACAAGACAAAACTCAAACAAGAAAGATTATTAAGTGTGATGATTTTTTCCAATTGATTGAGGATATGGGTATTACTGATGAAAGTGACGATGTTATAAGTATTATAAATTATTTAGAAGAAAATAATACGGATATTAACTTTCACGGAGCAAACACTCAAAATTTTTACACTAGATATCGAAATATTGAAAGAAAAGTTCAGATGTCTAAAATGTTAAAAGGGTCTAAACCGGAAGTACAAAAACTAATTGAAAAAGTTGAAAGTATAACAGTTAAAGAAAGACCAGATTGGTTAGAAACGTATAGAAATGATGATGAGGGTGAATCACCTGTCGCTTATACAGATAAAGATAATAATTTAGGTAAAAGTATTCTTGATAGATTAACTAATGAAATTAGAGAACGAGTTGAAAATGAACCGGGGATTACTTTAGATGAAATACAAGAACAAATGAATAACGAAATAAATAACAATTAAATAAATAAATACAATTATGCCAAAGTCAAAATTACGTGGTGGAGCAAAGGCTCACAACAAAAGAGTTACAACAAGAAACAACACTCTTAGAGGATTAAGAAAGAAAGCTCAAGCGGAGTATCAAGAAATGTTTGAGAAACAAATGGAAGCGTTAAAAGTTCAATACCAAAATGAAAATGGTGAAACTACTGAATTAAATGCTGAGGTTCTTGGTGACGCAAATGATATTAACGTAACGGATGTTGAAGTTGTAACTCCTGAAGTAACTGATGAGAACTAAGATAGTATCAGCATTTCCCGGAGTAGGGAAAACAACTTTTCATAAAAATAATCCGGAAACAACTTTGGATTCTGATTCAAGTGGGTTTAGTTGGGTTATAAATGAAAATGGTGAAAAGATAAGAAATCCTGAGTTCCCACAGAACTATATTACCCATATCAAAGAGAATATTGGTAAATACAAATACATCTTTGTTTCTTCACATAAAGAAGTTAGAGATGCGTTATTGGATAATTGTCTATATTTCTATTTGGTTTATCCGGATGATAACCGAAAAGATGAGTTTATTCAACGATATAGAGATAGAGGTAACGACGAGAACTTTATTAAGTTGGTTGATTCTAAATGGAATGAATGGATGTCAGAATACTATTGGATGGATAGAGGTTGTGAAAAACTAACCGCATACGATGATTGGAATTTAGATACCGTGTTGGAAGCTCAAGATAGGAGAGACGGTGGTGATGTCATTGAAGAAGATGTAGAAGAACTGAATTAAAACAAATGGATTTATTTAATCCCCCAATCGAATTTAATTACACAATAATGATAAAAGATTTAGATATCACAAGTTTTGATAATCCTTACCTACAGATTGTATGGGAGGACTATGCTGAAAACTTTACACAAGAAAAAATAAAAAGTGTTCGTCATTACTTCCAAAAGAAGTACAACACAACCAATGTCAACGTAATTACGAAGACAAAGGTTGCTCAAGACACCACACATACCGTAGACATATCCTTTAACATCTTGGATGAGAACTATCAATTAGAATTAGTTCGTTCATTCTTGGAGTCAAAAGGGAATATGGAACACTACGATGATATCTACCAACTTAATAGTATTGTAGATAACAAATTATTACAAGACCAAACCGATGTCACTCCGTTTAAGAGATGGTACATTAAGAACATTGAGTTCTCAAACTTTTTATCCTATGGTGAGAATCAGAAGATAGATTTTGAGAAGTGTGATGGGATTACGGTTGTAGAGTCAAACCCACCTAACTTTGGGGGTAAGACAGTTCTTACTGTGGATTTACTTATGTTCTTATTTTTTAATGAGACAACCAAGACATCAAAAGCTGAGGAGATATTCAACAGATTTACTGAAAGAAACAAAGTTGCCGTAAAAGGTGAGATAACAATCGATGGTGAGGAGTACATCATATTGAGAAATATTGAGAGAAAGTTATCAAAGAAAAATGAATGGAACGTTAAAACCGAGTTGGACTTTTATAAAAGATTGTCTGATGGTAGTTTACAGAACTTCACCGGAGAACAACGAAGAGAGACCGAGGCGTTTATTAAAACGTCAATCGGGACTAAAGAGGACTTCTTAATGACCATTTTAACAACTGCCACCAACTTGGAAGAACTAATTGATGCCAAACCTACGGCGAGGGGTCAAGTTCTTTCAAGATTTATGGGGTTGGATTTCCTTAAACGAAAAGAAGAAGCTGCCAAAGAAATTTATAGTGATTTCTCAAAAGGAATGTTATCAAACATTTATAACTCGGAACAACTTAAAACTGACAACCAAACTAATCAAGAAACCATTGATACTCTAACGGAAACTAATGTTACGTTGGACACTCAATTGGAAGACGTTAAAGGTAGAATTGTTAAGGGTCAGGAGTATCGTGATGGATTATTAAAATCCAAACACAACATTGATAAGGAATTGACAATGGTATCTCCGGACAAAGTTCAAGAGGAGATTAATGGATTGGATTTACAAAAGGGTAAAGCCATTTCCGATAGAGATGGGGTTAAGGTTATTGAACCATCTGAATTTTACCACGAGGACAAACACGATGAGGTAAAACAAGAGATTAAGGACTTGATTACCAAACAAGCGGAGAACAACGCAAAGATTAAAAGTATTGAAGAACTTAAGAGTTCGGTTGATGGTGGAATCAAATGTGAACATTGTGGTATTGAACTTATGAATGCAGCTATAACCAACGCAAAAATTGGTGAACTTGCCGGGTTTATCACGCACAAAGAGGAATTGGAGGGGTTAATGAGTGAATTAACCAGCAAAGAAGAAGGTTTTGTCAATCTTAAAAAAGAGTTTGATGAGTATGAAAAAAACAAACTTATCAAAGAGAAATATGAATTAAGTGTTGAACGTTTCCAATTGATGATTGACTCATTGAAAACCAAATTGGAAAGATATTCTGAAGTTCAGGATAAGATTGTGGAAAACAATAAGACAGACGGATTATTGATTAAAGCGGGAATCAGAATTGATGAACTTGAGGGTGAGAAAAAAACCATTGAAACTAGTATCTCAAACAATAAGTTCACCATTAAAACTCTAACCGATAAAATTAATTCTAACTTGGAAACAATTAGAAAAATCGCAGAAGAGGCCGAAAGAGAAAGAATTTATAAAATCTATTTGGAAATCTTTGGTAAGAATGGGGTAACCAAACTTATAATGAAAACTATGATGCCACTTATTAATAGTGAACTTCAAAGATTGTTGGAAGATAGTTGTCACTTCAGATTAGAGGTTAAGATTAATGATAAGAATGAAGTTGACTTCCTTATGATTGATAATAACACTCAAGTTGAAAAACCAATGTCTTCCGGTTCAGGGTATGAAAGAACAATTGCCTCACTAGCGTTAAGAGCGGTATTAAGTAAAATCTGTTCATTACCAAGAGCAAATGTTGTTGTGTTTGATGAGGTATTCGGAAAAATATCCAACGACAACTTGGAGATGGTATCGGAGTTCTTCACAAAAATTAAAGAATACTTTGAAAAGATATTTGTAATCACACATAATCCACTAGTAACGAATTGGTCGGATAATGTGGTGAGGATTAGAAAAGAAGAAAATATTAGTTATGTTTCCCAATAAAAGTTTGGGGAACATAATTTTTTTATTATCTTTGTAACCTAATATGGAATTTAAAAACAAAACTATAGACTATGACAAACACTGATAAAAGATTATCATCAATTTTAGTTGAGAAAGACGTTGAAAATATTTATCGACAATATTTAACCAAAAAGTTTGGGGATATTATTTTTAACTCACCATTTAAATGCGATGGATATGGGGAATCCAAAAAACACAATATTAGACTTATTTGTGAATTCAAAGATATACTTGATTTAACCCTCAGAATAAATCAAATTAAATCATTGTGTCAAGCATTATATTATATTAAAAAATTTGAAATTTCAGGTAAAATTTTACCTTCAGTTATTTTTATTGGTGACCGAAGTAAATGTTTTGCGATTCACACTAATGAAATATTTAATTATTTAGGGATGGATTTTGATTGGTCTATTGCACCATCTAAATCTTATACTAATATTGAATTAGTTAATTTAATGATGGTGGATGAGAAAATTAATCCACACATATTTGGTATTAAAGATATTGCAAATTGTGTTGATAAGATTAAAGACCTTAATGATGGTGTTAAGAGATTAATACCAATTACCCCACATAATGTTACCGAAGTATTTAAACACTTTGAAGATAATGTTATTGGTACTCACAAATTAGATACTAATCAATTGGCTAATTTATTTGTACAGTTATTAGTAAATCCTGATGAAAATTATCTTCATCCAGTTGTTCGTAGAAAAACTGTTGTGACTAAATCATTTCGTGAAGTAAATCTTAAAAATAGAGAAGTTTTTGTATCATTTTTTTCACATTTTTCTCGTGAATATACCCCAAGTCAAAAAGAACATTTAACAGCTGTTGTTGACCGTTTAGTACAAGATATAACTCGTCGTAAACAAGGTGAGTTTTTTACCCCGACTATTTGGGTAAATAAAGCTCACGAATATATTGAGTCAGTTTATGGGGAAGATTGGAAAGAAAAATATGTGGTATGGGACCCAGCGTGGGGGACCGGTAATTTAACTCGTGATTATAGATTTAAAGAACTTTATGTGTCAACATTAAATTATAGTGATATTCAAACGGCAGAACAAATGGGTTTTAACCCGGAATCAATTAAGTTTCAGTCAGATTTTTTAAATGATGATTACAGTTATTTACCTAAAAAATTAAAAGACTCTATAGAAGGGGGTAAACCAATTTTTATTTTATTAAATCCGCCCTATGTTGCATCAGCTAATTTTGGGGAAAGTGATAAAAAAGGTGCGTCACAAACAGTTACAAGTATTAATATGGTTAAAGATGGGTTTGGTAAATCGTCTCAAAATTTATACGCTCAGTTCCTTTATCAAATTTATAAATTAAAGGAAAAAAATAATAATATTAATATTGGGATTTTTTCACCTTCATTATTTTTTACAGGTTCAAGTTTTAAAATGTTTAGAAAAAAATTTTTTAATGAGTTCAAATATGAAAAAGGGTTTTTATTTGATGCGTCTAATTTTGACGATGTTTCAAAAGATTGGGGGATAAATTTTGTTTTATTCAGTAGTGGTATTAATGATTCAAATATTTTTAATTTAGATACAATTAAAAAAAATAAAAATGATTTTTCATCTGAATTTAATGGTGATGAATATTCATTAGAAGTTATTGGTGATAAGACTTTATATAATTGTGACTCAAATGTTGCGGCATCTGAGTGGGTTAGGTCTGAAATAAAAAATATTAAAACAGATTCTTCTTTACCACAATTTCAAAACGCAACTAAATTAAGAACGCAAGGAAAACTTAGTGGTGGATATATTGAAGACTCGTTAGGTTATTTTTATAATAATTCAAATAATATTGACAAGAACAGTCAGAATGTTGCTATGTGGTCGGCAGGATTTTATGCTGGTCACGGAGTATCGGTTATTAATGAAAATTTTTATAAGTGTGTTTCATTATTCGCAGCAAGAAAATTAATATCTAAAAATTGGGAAAATTCTAAAGATGAATATCTTTCACCAAATGAGAATTCGGACAATTATTTTCAATTCAAAATTGACTCTATAGTTCATTCTTTATTTCATATACATTCTTATCAATCTAGTTTAAGACAAGTAGCACATAATGACCAATTATGGGATATTAAAAATGAATTTTTTTGGATGAGTAAAAACGAAATGACAGGTTTTGCGAATCAAAATAATTACACTGAGTTATACAATGATGTGAGAACTGATTCGGACCGTTATGTACACACTTTATTGTTTGGGGAAGATGGTGTTTATGAACAACTTTCAAACGAGGCTAAGGAAGTTTTAGATGCTGCGACTAATTTAGTTAGACTATCATTCGGAATGAGAAGAAATTTTGCTGATAACACAAATTATCTTAATAGTTGGGATGCTGGTTATGCTCAACTAAAGTTACTTTGGAAAGAATATTTTCCTGAACAATTTAAAGACTTTAGGGTAAAATATAAATTACTTGAAGATAAAATGAGACCAATGGTTTATGAATTAGGATTTTTATTACCATAATTAATGAAACAACTAACATATAATAGAAAAGGGGTGTTACACACACCCCTCCTTTACTGGCAAACCGACGACAAAACTACAATCGCGATATATCAAGGAATGAGGGGTGAAAATCCGGAACTTGATTTTATTGTAAAATATAAGGAGGATGGTAAACGATTAAGAATGCCCTCACACACTCATTGGATTGTGGATTTATTGGTTAAAGCGGAACACAATAAAGAATTATTATTATCTTATGTTAATAATTTGATTTTAATTTATGAAAACTCTGAACCATTTAATTGTGTTGAAGAAAGAGATACTTATGAATTAAGACATAATTATGTTATGGATTTAAGATATAATGAGTTAAATGGTTGTGGGTATTATAGTATTTCTACTTTGACGGCATTTATTGAGTTATTTTCAATTTGTGAAAAACAAACAAGTGGGGCGTTTATGTTCAAAGGGTTACTTGAAATGGTTAAAGAATATTGTCAAGGAAAAAAAGATTTTTACCAAATAGTTGGTTATTCCAAAAGAGTTTAGTACTTTTGTAACATAATTTAAATTTAAACGTATAACGTATGGATGGTTTAACCAAATACATTTTATTTGTCTTTGCAAAAAATGACAACCCAAAAGAATTTACAGAACAAATCGCAGAAGAATTATGTGTCATTTCCGACACACCCAATCTTAATTATTATTTCGGACCGGAGTCATCCGTGTTTACCATTTCAACATTAGATTCATATGAGGATGTAAAAGATTTTGTTGATATGATTTTAGGTGTGGGTGAAATTATGTATATATTACTACCTTTTACTCCTGACAAAATGTCATATGGATTACCTAAAAAAATATCTGAACATCTGTTTAATGATGGGATTAGTGACTTTATGTCAGGAAAATCTAACAATTCAGAGCCAAATGAATTTGAGGTACGAAAAATGATACAAGACAAAATCCGTGATACATTTAATTTAAACATTGAAAACTTTGACTTTGAATATGATGAAGATGAATGGTCTGACATTGATGAAATTAAAAATAAACAACGTAGTCCATCTTTAGATGAATTATTAGAAAAGATTAAAGAAAAGGGTTTAAATTCGCTAACTGAAAAAGAATTAATATTTTTAAACAAATACTCAAATTAATATGAAAGAAAAAAATTCCGGTATTCCGATTAATCAAGAAGAGATTCAATTATATCTTAAAGATATTCGTAAGATTAAAGTGATGACCCCTGAAAGAGAACGTGAGTTATCTAAATTGATTACCTCGGGTACTCTAACAGAGAACGAGATTAAGGAGATTAATAAAGAATTATTAGAAGGTAATTTACGTTTTGTAATTACCGTGGCGAAACAATATCAAAATCAAGGGTTGGATTTCCCTGATTTAATCGCTGAAGGTAATCTAGGATTGATGAAAGCCATCAACAATTTTGATTGGTCAAAGAATTTACGTTTCATTTCTTATGCGGTGTGGTGGGTTAAACAATCAATCCTTCAATCGTTGAATGACAATGCTCGTACAATCCGACTACCGGTTAATGTGGTTCAAGATTTACATAGAGCCAAAAAAGAAATTGAATCTAATGGTGGTAAGTTAGATGATAAGTTTCAAAACCTACCTTCAATGATTGATTTAGATATGAATATCAATGAAGATGGTGATACCCTTGTTGACGTGATTAAAAATGAAGGTGCCGATATGCCTGATGAAGCATTTAATGGTAAAGATTTGTTGAAAGCAAAATTAATTTCATTGTTAAATGTTTTAGATGAACGTGAAAAAGTTATTGTTGAGGACTATTTCGGATTAACCGGAACACAGAGAACCCTTGAAGATATTGGTAGTGATTTTAATCTAACCAAAGAAAGGGTTAGACAAATTAAAGAGAAAGCCTTACGAAAATTAAGGAACGACTGTTCGGTATTGTTTGATTATATGTAAAAATTTTAGAACCTTCTATTTATTATAATAGAAGGTTTTTTACTTTTATGATAAAACTAAAACAAAAATTATGAAAGCAATATTAAATTTTATTGATGTGTGGGGAAACAGAATCATGTTTTTCTTAATTATTATCGTGTTCTTTAAAACTTGTACCACTAATGGTAGAGTAGATAAAGTGACAAAAAAAGTTGATACTTTAGAAGTTAAAATGACTAAAGAAATCAAAATTGAAGGATTAAAATCTGAAAAAAGAATGATTCAAGCAACAGACAGAAAAATCATGGATGTTAACAGACAGACAGAAATTGATAAAGAGATAACTAAAATCACAAATGATTAAGTCAATTATAAATTGGGTTAAAGAACATCCTGTAAGAGCAATGTTCTTAATCCCGATACTTTTAGTTGCGGGTATCTCAATATCTCACGTTGTGTCTTGGTACGACTTAACAAATCCAATTAGTTGGGCGATTTACCTATCAATAGCTATTGAAGTTGGTGCTATGACCGCATTGGTTGCTGCTACAAACAGAATTAAAGGTGGTGTATGGTTTATGTTTGGATTAGTGACCTTTATACAAATGATTGGTAATATCTTCTTTTCATTTAAAGAAATTGATGTTAACGGAGATTTATTTAAATCTTGGGTTGAACTAACGTCACCTGTTTGGGAAATGTTAGGGTCTGATATTAATGACGTGGTTTCACAAAAAAGATGGTTAGCGTTTTTAGGAGGAGGATTACTTCCAATTATTTCACTAACATCATTACACTTTTTTGTAAAATATGACGAATTAACTAAAGAAGGTGACGACGAAGTTAAAACCGTTGAGGTTGAAGTCATTAAGGAAGTTGAAAAAATTGTTGAAGTTCCGGTAGAAGTTATCAAGGAAGTTGAAAAAATAGTTGAGGTCATCAAAGAAGTTGAAGTCCCGGTAGAAGTTATCAAGGAAGTTGAAAAAATAGTTGAGGTTGAGAAGATTGTTGAAGTACCTGTTGAGGTTGTTAAAGAGATTATAGTAACCAATCAACAACCAATGAATGTTAATTACGCGGACTCGACAACTACAACAACAACCAATGATGGTCTTGTTAGATTAAGTTATGTAAAAAACACCTAACATAATCAAATAAACTTTAAAGTTATAGATTATGATAGACATAATAGATGGTTTTAAACCATGTGGAAAACAAAAGAAAAAAAATCAAATAATCCTCACACATTCTTCAAGAAGTGTTGGGGATTATTTGCAATCATTAAAACTTAGATTTAATGGTAAATTTAAACGAATACCTAATTACATCGTTACTCGAGATGGACAAATACTTCAATTATTAGGTAATAATGAACATTCAAATTATTTTACTTCAGAGAACATAAATAGAAATTCTATCATCGTTTGTTTGGAAAATTTAGGGTGGTTAGAAAAAGAACCACTAACTAATCATTACGTTAACTGGATTGGTGATATTTATAAAGGTAATGTGTTTGAAAAAAAATGGAGAGATTATTATTTTTGGCAACCTTACACATCCATTCAAGTTGAAAACACTTCTATTTTGTGTAGTGAGTTACTAAAAGAAATGAAAATTAAAAACCAAGTAATTGGACATAATACAAAAATAAATGGTATAGAAAGATATGACGGAATAGTTAGTAAAAGTAACTTTGACACTGATTATACAGATGTTAGTCCGGCATTTAATTTTGAAGAATTTTTAAAAAAAATAGAGCATGAGCAATTCACATGATGAAATAAAAAGATTGGTAGAGGCATCTAGAAAGATGTTATCTAATAGTACAATTAACGAGGACATTAATCGTATTAGACAAAAACACGGTATCATAAACGAACAAGTCGATTTAGCAGACGACAATGTTACCTCAAAATTAAATGTGACAAAAAATGTTGAGGATAAAATTGATGATGATACAGATAGTCCGGAAGATAAATCACAAGGATATAGAGTTGTAGGTGGTATTATTGTCTTACACGGTAAAGATAATAATGATTTAGATTTAACCACAGATGAAAAGATTGCTTTCCAAGAAACAATGAATGAATTTGTTGAGCAAGTTTCGGATTTAGTGGATTTCAATAAATTAAACGTATATCCAAATAACGTGGAGTGGTCAGGTAGAATTATTGATTTTGATTTGGACTTCTTTTTTACTATTGGAGAAGAAAACGGTGTTTACATTAACGGTGAGATGTTAAAAACTGATGACGATTTTTTAGAAATGATTAATAAATTAAAAGTTTTCTACGAAAAATTTAAATCAAAATGGGCAAAAGTTTTAGCATCAAGAAAACAAACAAGTAATACTGAAGAGTAATGAAAAATATTGTAACTAATAACAAACAAAATATATTATTAATCATCGTTATTGTATTGGCGGCTTGGAACATATTCACTACCAATGGAATTAAAACAGATGTTAAATCATATAAAGATAAAATAAATTCAATTCAAACTGAAATTGATTCGGCTAAAGCGATTAACGAAGGAATTGATGTTAAGATTGATTCAGTAAAAGGTAATGTGGTTAAAATTACAAAAGAAATTCATCACATAGATAATAACATAACAATAATTAAAAAACAAACAGATGAGAAAGTTAATAGTGTTGACACTCTTACTGCTAACGAGCTTGAGCAGTTTTTCACAAACAGATACGATAAAACCTCAAACTAATATACCTACAACTCAAAGTGATACCACTAAGATTAGGTTAAAAGTTCCGGTTGCTAAGTTAGTTATTAAGGATATTCTTAAAGGTGATGGGTGTCAGTTGGAATTGAAAGAAACGCAGGTGAAAGTTATTAAATTAGAGACTAGGGAAAAAGAGAAAGATTCCCATATTGTTTTTCTTGAAGAAAAAGATAAGAATAATAATTTTATGTTAGGTAAAAAAGACGAACAATTAAAAGTTTCTGAAGACCTAACAAAAAGTTTACATAAAGAATTAAAAGGACAAAGAACAAAAACTTTCTTATGGAAAGTTGGTACTTTCGCTGGTATATTGGCATCAACATATCTTATTATAACAAAATAGAATAATTATGAAAACTAAAGAAAGTATGTCAGCTGACTTAATAAATAAAGTTGAGGATGAAATGAGTAAAGCCGGAGTTTATAGTAAAGGTATTGAAGGGATGATGGCAGTTAATGATTTTAAAAATTCATTAGGTGAGGAAAGTGAAATTGATGAAAAATGGTCAAAAAAATATAAAGACAGTATAGATTGTAAAAACCCTAAAGGTTTCTCACAAAAAGCTCATTGTCAAGGAAAAAATAAAAAAACTGAAACTGATGAATCAACTGGTTCAGGTTCTGCAGGTGGGTTTTCCGCTCCATTATTCTCAACAACTAAACAAGAAATGCAAGAAAAATGTTGGCCGGGGTATCAACAAAAAGGTATGAAAAAAAAAGGTGGAAGGATGGTGCCTAATTGTGTGAACGAAAGTAAAGAAGAGTATTGTGATTCTTGTGATAGAGTTAAATCTAAATGTGTTTGTGGTGAGAAAAAAACTAAAGAAAAAAAATATTTAGATATTGAAGATATGATTCCTGAATTAAGAAAACAACTTAATAAAGGGACTAGATTAGACAAAGACACAAAAAAAGTTGAAGCAACTGAAGCAACAGGTTCAGGGTCATCAGGACAATATTCAACGACGGCAGCTTGGGCTAAATCAACAAATAAAAAAGATTGGATGGGTAAATCTAAACCTCAAATACCTGGTGGTAAATTTGTCCAAGTTAAGAAAAAATGTAAAAAATTCCCATACTGTAATCAAGGTGACATTAAAGCCCTTAAGATATATGAGAATGAGACGGTTAAGAAAGCTATTAAAAATATTAGTGAAAAACACAATATTAGTGAGAATGTAATCAAATCAATTATTTCATATGAGTACGAAAAATTAAAATCAAATAAATAAAGTAAAAAACTAATATATTTATAATAAAAAAACAACAATGAAAAAATTAAATATAACTTATTTAGAAAAAATGATTTCTAAAGTATTGAAAGAAAACTTAGGTGAAAAGGCGGAAACTTTAGTATCTAAAATTAAATCGTCTATTAAAGAAAATTCAGAAGTTTGTGAACAGTGTGGTGGTAATATGAATGAAGACGTTTGTGAACAGTGTGGTGGAAAAATGATGGATGAAGGGATTTATGATGTAGAAGACATCAATAATAAAGATGAATTTGATTATGTTCAAGAAGAAGAAGATATCGAAACAAATATGGAGAATGAGGAATCTTGTAAATACCATATGGATAACTTTGGTCCGGAGGATGAAAGAACTAAACAATTTTGTGGTGACTCAATGAATGAGGGGTTAAAAGGTCGTCAAAAAAAATTAGATAAAAACAAAAACAATAAAATTGATTCGGAGGACTTTAAACTTTTACGTAAAGAAAAAAAAGGAAATAGCATGAAATTTAAGGATAGACATGGTATGGAAGAAGGTAAACATTTTGGTTCATTTGATGACAACGAATGGATAGATGATAAAGACAGAATTTTTAACAATGATTTTGACTTTGATTATGATGAGGAAGAATTTAACGATTACCCATCATTCAAAGAAAAACATCCGGATTCTAAATGGTTTGGTGGTAAAGATTATTTTGACACTTACAAAAAACATCACAACCGTCCATTAAAAGTTAGAAGTAGAAAATTTGAAACAGATGAAGGTAATGCGTTTTCAGGAGCTTTAGCTGACGCTAAAAAAAGTAGTAGAGATTCTTTTGAAGTTGATGGTAAAAAATATCCGGTTAAAGAATCGGTTAGAATGACTGAAACTGAGTTAGTTAATTTGATTGAAAAAATTATTTCAGAACAAAAATCAACAGATGTTAAAGACCCTGCGGAGAAAAATAATCTAAAAACTATTGGAAGTGCACCAGGGTTAGACAAATACAAACAAGTCCATAAAAAAGACGGTAAAGAAAATGAAGATAACCTTAAAGCTGTTGCTCAAAAAATGAAAGATTATTTGAAAGATGGGTCTAAAGGTGAATACGATACAAATCCAAAAATTTTCCCTAAAGGAAACGGGGAGTTAGCAAAAATGAGTAAGAAGGCGTATGTTCCATCAGGAGCGGTTGAAGATTATATTGATAACTTTACAGCGGCAGCTTTAGAGAATTTGGATTATGATGGTATAGAACCTAATGAAGAATGGGTGACTAATAACATAGAAGGTTCTTCAAAAACAGGTAATAATCCTGATTGGGCAAACACTGGCGAATCTGATGTTAATAAAAAACGTAATAAAATTAGAAAAGATAATTTATTAGGTAAACTTAAAAGAAAGGCTTATAACAAATCTCCTCAACCGGTTATCAATGATAAGTCGGGTGAAGATAAAGGAAGTGAGATTATGACTAAATTAGAATCGGTTAACGATAAAAAAACAAAACAAATTAATGAAGAGTTTGACAGAATGAAATCTTTAATGGGTTACAATCAAAAAACTCAATAATTTACAAACAAATTAAATCAATTATATTTTCTCCATAGACAAACATCTATGGAGAATTTTTTTAACTACATAACGAAACCATTAAAACCTGAAGATATTGATATATGGTTTAAGATGAATAATATAATTTCTGAAAAAATGGAATTATATTCTGACTTCTGCCATACATTATATATTTTAATATACGACACGTATTTAGGTCAAGATGATGTGTCCACCGAAACTAAAATTAAATTAACGGAAGATGATAATTTAAAACACTTTGAATGGTGTTGGATGAAAGTCATAAATAATTTTGGTAAAGAAAATATTAACTTCAATAAAAAAGGTGACCATTTCGATTATTTTTATTCATTCTTCAGTGAAATATATTATCTCCAAGTTGAAGATAAAGTTAAAAACTCTATTAATAGTTTTTTTACAGACCTATTTAATACTAAAAAAACTTTCACAAAATCAGATTTAGATATGGTTTTAACCATTTATAAAATATTAGACAAAAATCTTAAAAAATAAAAAAATCCTTTATAGTGTTTACTATAGGATAAAAAAAATTATTTTATAAGTATTAAAAATAAATTAATTAACACAATTTGAAATGGAAACATTAGAACAAATTAAATCTTTAACCGAAGAGTTATCTGTTGATACTTCAAAATTTTTTGGAGGTAATAAAAGTGCAGGAACAAGAGCAAGAAAATCAGCACAAGATTTGAAAAAATTATTAGATAGCTTAAGAAAAGAGATTTTATCTGAAAGAAAAAAAGAAGAGTAATGGATAGTATTGATACAATTTTTTTATTTGTATTTATCTTTTCAGTTTTAACCGTTTTTAGAACGGTTACTAGATTGGTAAGTTCCCTGTTCTCAAACCCACCAAAGAGATTCCAATGGAATAGAGGGGAACTTATTTATCTTGGATTGGCAATATCGTATTGTTTAACCTACATTATTAAAAATTAATTATGAGTTTGTATAAAGAATTTTCGGAATTATTACCGTACATTCAATCAGTAAGAAAGATTGAAAAATATTTATCGTTTGATATTAGTTTTCCAACATCGTGGAAACTACCTAAAAAATATGTCCAAGAAGATAAAGTAATGGAGCAGGAGAATAAAATACCTGGTAACCGTACATTTTCTTTTGTTGCGGAAATTAACGAAAGTGATGTAGAACAAGTGACTGAAAATTTACAAAACATTATAAAATATAATCTTGAGAGAGAAGAAAAAGATAGATTATTTCAAAATAAAGTTGACGAGTTAAAATCTATTTTTGAAAAACAAAATTTAGAGAGTTTACAGAATTTAAAATTTGATTTAAAATCTAAAACATTAAGTAAATTAAAACTTGACGATAATGAAGAAGAACTTACAACAACTAGAGTGGTTGCAGAACGAGATAATTAAAGATAAAATTATTCTTGACCAAGAAAAGTCAAAATTAATCGATAATATTAAAAAATTAAAAAAGGAAGATATTCTTCCAAAACCTCCGGAAAAATTAACATTATGGCAGAGAATCAAAAAAGTATTGATGGGATAATTGAAAAGTTAGCAATGATTGTTGACGCTGCAGATGAATTATTTCCCGATGGAAAAATGTTATTAGCGTTTGAATTAAAAGAAACTGAATTTAAAAAAGTTCAAGGAAACTTTAGAGAAATCGATAAATCTTTTAAACAGTTTAAAATAGAAATGTCGGGTAATGATATTATGTTTTTGTTGGATGAGTCGTCGAATGTCTAATTAAATAATTTTTAGGAAATCCGTTTTCTTCTAATAAATTATATAGGTATTTTCTTTGTGAGGTACTATAATCTTTAACAAACATACAATCGTATCGTTTTTCATTTATGAAGTGTTCCGACACATTATCAATAAATCTTAAACTATCATCATCATTTTTAAATGTTAATAAATTAAATTTATCATCATTTTGAATGATGATTTTATTATTTAATTTAGATATTAATTTAAGACCGTCTACTTTTAAATAAGTTTTTAATAATTCACCTAACCCTATTTTTTTATTTTTTGAATAATCTAAAAACAATTCTTCAATTTTAAATTTCATAATTTTTAAAATTGTAAAGTCATCGTCATCTAAATTTACTTTAACTTTTCTCCCGTATTCGTCTTTCAAAAATATAGGTAAAAAAGTTCCCGATGTTTTTTCTAATAACGCTAATTCGTAACTACACTCCACACCATTTTCATATTTCTTATCAAATATAACTGAATCACTTTCATCCATAAGTGAATCAAAATAATTATTTGCCCTTTTATGGGTTATAAATTTCTTGATTATTTTCTTTTTTGTTTTATTTTTAAACAATACTATCTGATAGTTCATATTGGGTGTGTATTAATAAATAAGTTAGTTTTATATTAAATATAAGTAAATAAGTATGGAGAATTTTTATCAAACACTAGGTGTAAATGAAAACGCAACTCAAGATGAGATTAAGAAAGCATATCGTAAATTAGCGGTAGAACATCATCCGGACAAAGGTGGGAATGAAGATACTTTTAAAAAAATATCGCAAGCTTATGATACCGTAGGTGACGAAAGTAAAAGAAAACAATACGATAACCAAAGAAGTAACCCATTTTCTAATATGGGTGGAGGAGGGTTTAATCCTTTTGAAGATATGTTTCAAAATGGTTTTTACCAACAAAGAAGAAGAGCCGCTCCTGATAAAATTATTGAAGTTACCGTTGGTACAATACAATCTTATAATGGTTCAGAAAAAAGTTTTACGTATAATAGAAAACATAAATGTGAACCGTGTAATGGTAATGGTGGTGAAAGAATAAACTGTAATTCGTGTGGAGGTGAAGGATTTATTACACAAAGAGTTGGTTCAGGATTATTTGTTCAACTTGTAAGACAAACTTGTAATTCGTGTGGTGGTAAAGGATTTTCGTATAAAACAGTTTGTGGTTCGTGTAATGGTGAGACAACAGTAACTAAACCTGAGACAATTACTATTAAACTTCCTCACGGTATAGATGAAGGTCAATTTTTAAAACTACAGGGTAAAGGTGACTATGTGAATGGTGTTTATGGTAATTTAGTTATCAAAGTTAAAGTAACGTCAGAAGATAATTTTGAAAAATCAGGTGATGATTTAATATATAATGCGTATTTTGATTTGAATACGATTAAGAATGAAAAGTTAGATATTAAACATCCAAAAGGTACGATGTCTATAAAATTACCTGAAGAGTTTGATACAGAAAAACCCCTTCGAGTAAAATCAAAAGGGTTTCATAATACGGGGGATTTATTTGTTAAGTTACACGTTAAATTTAAACGAACTTAAAAAAAATTAATTAGTTCTTTTACTAATTTGATTGTACCGTAAATTGATGAGAATAAAACATATGTTGATATAATCACCATAACCCAATGTGATTTAGATAATGACTTACGTTTACATGTTTTACATTCTTTTTTAGGTTGTTCAGGGGTGTCGTAGATAATATCCTTTTCTTCGATAATTTGTCCTTCAAGTTGTTCCATAGTAATATATTTTAAATAAATATAATAAAAAATATTTGAAAGAGAAACTTGCTTTTTAACTTTTTATTTCTTATACTTAAAAAAAAGAAAATTATGGCATTATCGTACATCGGAGGTAAATCAAAAATAGGTAAATGGATTGTTCCATTCATACCTCAAGATATTGAAACATACATTGAACCATTTTCAGGTATGTTTTGGGTATTTTTTAATATGGACTTAACAAAGTACCCAAACTTAAAGAACGTTGTTTACAACGACTTTAATCCACTAAACTACAATTTATTTCAATGTCTTCAGAATCCGGAAAGATTATTAGAAGAAGTGAATAATATTCCTTGTCAACAAAGGAATGAGTTTCCGACACCGGAGATATATAAAGAACAATTTATCAGGTTCCAAGCTGAAATATTTGAAACCAATTTCAGCGTACAAGCTTACGATTATGTGGTTGCTGCTAAATACGCTTATGTATTGGCTCAGGTATTCTCAGGGTCTAAACCTGAAACAAGTTCATTTATTGATTTGAAAGGTAAGTATAAATCAAAGTATCTTACATTCAGAGATAAATTATCTAAACCGGATTGGGTAGAACACTTTTTAAAAATTACTCACGTTGAGAATATGGACTTCCAAGACGTTATCCAAAAATATGATGGACCATCAACATATGTTTATGCTGACCCCCCATATTGGAAGACAGAGAACTATTACAACAACCACGACTTTGATAGTAAAGACCATGAGAGATTGGCGGATTGTCTAAAAGGTATTCAGGGTAAGTTTTCATTATCCTATTATGATTTCCCACAATTACATACTTGGTTTCCACCTCTTCAGTATGTTTGGGAGAAGAAAGAATTTGCTAAGGCGGCGGCTGCGAAGAAAGGTAAAACACAAAATATGGGGGAAGAACTCCTTATTATGAATTACCAAAAATAATTTGTAATTTAAAAAATAAGTGTTATCTTTGTCCTCGTTAAAGAAAAGTAAATGGATTTAACGAATTATTTACAAAATTCAAATATTTATATTAAAAACGTTTAAAATGAGACTAACTAACACATTATCAACTTTAATTACAGAACAATCGCGTTTCCAAGTGTTATATGACAAATTGGTGAAACCTTCTGACAAGCCAACAAGACCGGGTGAAAAACCTAAAGGTGCGATGGATTTTGAAACATTAAAGGCCATTATACTTGCTGACCCGACTACAATCGTTCCTGAAGGAATGGACATTGATACAATTTCTTTAGAGGATATGGAAAAAGTTAAAGTTGGGAAATACTCTCAATGGCTACTTAAAAACTTCATAAAACCGGTATTTACCGATGAGAAAGCTGGTTTAGAACCGGGAACACCTGAATATAAAAAGGCGGCTCAAGAGTATAGAAGATTATTCTTGGAGGATTTATATAAGGTAACTTCTGACTTAAGAAAATACGAAAAAGTTAAACAATACTTACCTCAAGAGGCAAGAGATATTAACAAAGTAACTGCGGCTGAGTTATTCAAATTATTGGATGAGTTTGTAATGCCGGAGAAAAAACAAAAAGAATTAGAGAAGAAGGTAGCTAAGAAGACCCGAGAAGGATTTAATCACGCAGGTGGTGAGATTGTATGGGAAGGTCCAAATTGGACTATGATTAGAATCTCTGATAAAGGTGAGGTAGGGAAAGACGCTGCGGTTTATTACGGTGGATTCCACGAATATGACCAAGGAGAATCAAGATGGTGTACATCATCACCTGGTTTAACATACTTCAATGGGTATATCAAAGATGGTCCATTATATGTTGTATTCCCTAATGACGATAAAGGTGAGGTTGGGTTAAAAACCGGTTTACCAAAAGAAAGATATCAATTCCACTTCCCATCTAACCAATATATGGATAGAACGGATAGACAAATTAACTTGGTTGAATACTTGAATGGTCCTATGTCGGAACTTAAAGATTTCTTCAAACCTGAATTTGCTAAAGGATTGGTTAAAGCGGGGACAAGTGATGTTGTAGATATTTCTTATCCTGATAACGCAGCTGGTAAATTCGTTGCATTATATGGTTTTGATGAATTGTTTGAAAGTTTACCTGATACTATTGTTAGATTATTAATCAGTAATAAATCAAATGAGAATATTGCTTTAGATGTTCCGGAATCAATCGGTAGATTTAAAAACTTACAAGCGTTAAAATTAGAGAAAATTTGTAGAACTATTCCAAGTTCAGTTTGTGAATTAAAAGAATTGAATTTCTTGGCTCTACCAAATAACAAAGATTTAAAATCTTTACCTGAATGTTTAATCAACTTAACTGATTTAGCGTTTATCAATTTAAAAGATAGTAACCCAAATGTTGAAATCCCACCAAAATTAAAGGAGAGATTGACAGACGAAGGAATGGGATTCTATTATTTTGACTAGTATTAATATTTAAACACCATACAAAATGAAAAATGTTGACGTTGAAATCTACATTAATCAATTTAAAACTTTCTTTAACAACAACCCCAACGACTTAATTCAGTTGATTGGGGATGTTTTAAAGGACGACTTCTACGACAGAGTAAAACAACAATCATTAGATAATTTTGAGAACGGAGAGGACGTTTCCTTAACTCAAAAACAAATCATCTCTATTGTTGTGTCACTTAAACAATCTCAAAACGATGAGGTTGATATGGATAAGATTAAGTCCATAATTTATCACACAGAATTTGCTCACTTTTCTCTTAACTAATTTGTATAATTAAACTTATTGTACTATCTTTGTACAATTAATTGTATGTTATGAGAGAAGAACTATTTAATCTTACTAGAAAAGAATATCGGGTACACGAACACTCCGACACAAATAGTGTTATCTATAAAAAAAACGAGAAAGAAATAGATATTTTTGGAGGTAGTGTAACTGAATTTCGTAGTAGTGCTCCTTGGGGACATTTTAGTTTTAAAACTGAACATACTTCTGAAGAAAAGTTTACCGAACATTACGGGAATCCGTTGGCGACTGTTGATATGACAAGAAGGATAATGTGTATTACCAAAGAGGGTGATAAGATTACCTTTAAAATGTTTTGGTACAACAGACGAAGAAGAGTTGCGTCAAAATGGTTTAAGACTAGTACTCAATGTAAATTCGTTACCTTCAATTATAAAACCAATGCGTTGTATACTGGTTCATTGGATAACTACCATTTGAAAAGAAATTGTCGTAAAAGAATTAGAAGAGTTTTATTCAATAGTGACCCAATAAATAAAATTAGACATTGGGTTAGAGATAGTTTTAGTTCGGAAGATAAAAAAACAATAGATGTACCAACGATTGTAAATCAAGTGGTGTCGGTCTTTGTTAACTCCATTCCCGGAACTGAAAAATATCCTGAATTATTACCGGAACAAAAAATATACAGACGTTATTTGGACGCTCAAGGTGTTAAGTATCCGAACAATTGGTTTGAACTTATTGACGCATATCCTCAACCAAAGAAAAAAGATTTGGTTAAGTGTGATTACAAGTATGTTGATGCTTTAATGAGAGCTCATAACTTAAAGGGTGATAAAATTAAAAAATCATTACATACTATTAATAGGTTTGTTGATGCAAATCATTTCAATACAACTTGTAAGATTTTTGGTGAGAAATTTATATTAAATCAACCTGATGAGGTGATTAATCTTTTTTTAAGCACGTGGGATATAACTATTTTATCTGAAAATGTTATACGTATGTCAGGTTTAACCAAATCTGAAAAATTAAACTTTTTTGAAATTTATAAATTATATTATAAAAAGTTAATTAATTACCATACTATTTCTGACCACATTAGATTTTATGGGTTATTAAAAAATTTAGAACCGGTTAAATGGAAATCAAAAACTCACGATGAATTTACTCAAGAACATTACGATTGGTCTGAAAAATATAATTATTATACCAATGGTGACTTTACACGAATTTACAATCCAACTTTTGTTGAGAAAATAAATGAGGTAATATTAACCAAAGATGGGCCGTACTATCCTGAAGTATTGTTAACATCCAAACGATATAACAATGAGTCGTTCTTCCAGTCTAATTGTGTAAAGACATATGTTAAACGAATAGATTCTCTATTAATCTCTATGAGACGAGGTCAAGGTGAAACTGAAGAGAGAGCGTCAATCGAGTATCGTATTAATTTAAATCTAAAACATAATACTTTTGATTTAGAGAGAGTTCAAACTTTGGGTAAACGTAACGAAAGATTAGACAATAGTTGGACAGACGCTTTGGTTAAATTGGATAGTAGAGTATTTGAATATGAAGATTTATTCGATACTTTACAGATTGAAGGTGATTTTGGTAACAGAAAAGTATTTTCTGATTGGGGGACTAAAGAAGTTGTAAGATATTCTGTAACTAAAACCGGAAAAGACATCACTGAACAACAATTATGTTGGAAAAACGATTCAATTATGAAATTAAATTCATATAATTATAACATCGTCGAGGTTCGAGCATGGGACGATGAACTAGGATTTTAATATGAAAGAAATACCACAACATTGTATTGATACCTTCAAGGAAAGGTTCGGAGCACATCCTAGTATTGTTGAGTTAACACCTACAATGTCTAGTGAAGACACAGATAAGTTTTTAAGTAAAGCTCATTTGTTATGGTTTGAAAATTTTGTGAATGATGAATATAAGATTGTTCCTATGGACAGATTATATGAATATGACTCTAGTGGTATTTTAATACTCCGAAAGTCACATACCAAGATATTTATTTTAACAAAGGTGGATAAACAAAATGTGGTAGATTTTATATTACTACAATTAAAAAGATTAACAAAAAAAGATTAAAAAATGGAAATTACACAAGAATTATTACAAGAAAAAATTAACAATGGTGAAAAATTAGTAGTTGACTTTTGGGCTCCATGGTGTGGGCCTTGTAAAGTTATGAAACCGGCTTTTGAAAAAGTTTCTGAAGAATTTAGAAACGAAAACTCTGAAGTTCAATTGTTCACCTTAAATGTTGAAGAAAATAAAGAATTTGCTGCATCATTAGGTATTAGAGCAATCCCTACGGTTAAATCATTTTCAGATGGTAAAGAAGTTTATTCTCAACCGGGAATGCAAATGGAAAGTCAAATTAAACAATTAGTGACTAACCTAATCAATGGATAAGTTATTAATTCTTTTCACTATGAAAGGTTGTCCTTATTGTGATATGATGAAGGAACAACTTATTAAAAATGATATTGGATTTGTTATAAGAGATATTGATGAACATAAAGATGAATATGATATGTTTGTCGAAGTAACTGAAAACGAATTTGTCCCAGCTTTTATGATTGTTGAATCTCCGGATGAATCACCTAAAAGTTATTTATACGCACCTGAAAGAGATTTTGATGAAATTGATGAAGGTGTTGAAATAATTAAAGAACATTTTAAAAAATAAAAAAAATCCCCTTAATTGGGGATTTTCTTTTTAAAATAGTATAAGGTCTTTAATTTTATCTCTGGTTAGCCAAGGTTTTTTATCGAATGGCAAAGTAGTGTCTTCAATAATATCATAATTCTTAATCTTATCGTTAAACATCAACATATCAAAATCAAACACGTCTAACACCATTGATATTATATCTTTTTTTGGATGTATTGAATTACTAACAATGTCAATTTGATTATCCTCATCCACTTTAACAGAAGAATATTTAAAAGTTAACTTGTCTGTTAGTAGTACATTAAATAATTGATTACAGATGTATTCTGAATAGTATAACTCTTGTCTACCCATACTTAAACTATATCCGTGTGGAAACTCCGATGAAATATTTAATGGTGAGTATGTGTAATAATTTAAATTAGAGGTATCATCTTCAGAATAATCTAATTCGTATTCTAATCTATTGTTATTATACGATATTGAATTGAATTTAGGTTGGGGATTATCAATTAAATCGTTCATTATAGATGAATGATATATTGGTCGTGAAGAATTATGGAAATCAAAAATATATTCGGGTTTTTTGGATAATTCAGTGTCATATATAATAACATCGATAATATTTAAAATTTTATATCCAAATTGTTCCATTAAAGGTTGATATTCTTTATAGAATTCCTCTTTAACAATTACCATATCCAATATTTTATCTGAATTGGTTAATCCATT